TCACCACTCCATGCTCGCCATTTTCTGCATTGCTTCGGCCGCGAGACGCTGCCGGTTTACGCCGCGTGTATAGCCTTCGCTGGTCTTCGCTTGCGTATGACCATGAACGGCCATGATGTGGTATTGGGTGGCCCCTTGCAGCGCCATCAGCTCGCCTGCTGCTTTCCGGATGCCATGCGGGCTGCGCCCATCAAGCCCCGCCTCGCGCACGCGGTCTCTGAACCAGTTTCCGAACGCAGCCGCCGACGCGAACGGCTTTCCATGCCCGTTGAGAAGATACGTGGATCCGACAACTTTCTGTGCGGCAATAGCATCCGCCAATGGCGGCAGTATCGGGACCGTGACGCGCGCGCTGCCCTTCTTCGCAGGCTGCCAATCAAGATAGGTGATGCCGCCGCGTTCAATCTCGTGCTGGCGGCCCAAGATCACCACGTCAGATATCCGGCAGGCGGTGAACATGAACAGCGTCAAGGCGAGGTGCGCCATGCTGCCCTTCGAGTGATGGTCCTTGAACGCACGCAGATCGTCTATGCTCCAAGGCGTTGCGCCTGTGCCTCGGTTGATCTTGCCTATGCCGGATGCCGGGTTGGATCTGACGAACCCGTTTTCAACACTCCATGCATACAGCGCGCGAAGTGCCTTCACCATGTTATCGGCGGCGCCGGGTGTGGCGATCATGCTGTCGCGAATTTCGATAATCTTAGATCGAGGCATTTCCATGTGCTTATCGCCATATGGCGCGCGCAATCGGTCATAGAAAGCCGATCTTTGCTTGAGCGTTCCAGGGTGCATTGCCCCGGCCCGGACGCGCTCTTGCATGGATTTTTCAAATTTGGCGATCAACCAGGACAAACTTTGTGGGATCGCTTTGTCTTCTTCGCGCGGGATTTCCGGCCTTTTGCCATTCCGTGCGCGCGTGTATCGCTCCATGAATTCGGGATGATCCGGGTCAACCCCCAGGGCGATCTTCCTGCTTTTCTGGCCCTTCACCCTCGCATACCACGTCCAGTTTCCTGATCGCTGTTTGTGCCGGATAAGGCCAGGCAGGTTTACGGACATTCATATTACCACGGTTCAGGTGTCGGAGTGTCAGTTTTGCTCTTTTCAGTTTCAGGTGGCAAGATACGGATCGTGCCATCTTTTCGAATCTCGACCACGCCGATCTGGAAACCTCCCTCGGCGGCCCCCGCGACGGCCCGAGCAATGTCTGCCTTGGTGAACGGAGTTGACGCCATTACTTTCTCAGCTCCTCAAAGGTTTTGACGATCCGATAGACGCCTGCTTTTTTCTCCATATCAGCCTCGCTCGGCGCGATCATGTAGATAGCTTCATCTAAAGCCTCCACGGCCATCGCCAGCTTGGCTTCAAGCGCCTCAATGCGGTTGCGCAAAGCAGGCACTACAAGGCGGAGATCGTCCACAATATCGCCATCTCTATCTCTCTTGGTCATCGGTCTCTCCTGTCAGTTCTGCGAGTGCAGCAGCAATCATGCGGGCGGGTGCCACCTCTTTTTCGATGCATGTTCTGCATGGGTGGACGTGAACCCGATTTTCCAAGACATAAGCCCCTCCCATTCCGAATGATGTTGACGCCTTCGGGGCTGGCTTTCCAAGTTGATCGAAAGCCAAATCGAGATTTTCTCCGCACTGTGTGCAAATGAACGAAGTCACCAAATTGATCCGTCCGGAGTCTTTACGGTTATTACTCATCGGTCTCTCCTTTCAGTTCTGCGAGGGTGGCGCGGGCACGATTACGGCACCAATCCAGTTCTTTTTTGGGGTCGTCTGGCCATTCAGGCTCGCCATCATAAATGTCACCGAGCGCCCCCACCGCCTTCGCCAGCTTGGATTCCAGAAGACGCACCTTGTCCTCTTCGTATCTCTTCATCTTGTGCCTCATGCGCTCTTGTGTGCAGCCCTCTGCTTTGGCCAAGGCCCGCAAGTCAGCCCCGTTCTTCCAGCGTCTATATGTTTCCTCCAAGCTGCCGTCCTTCTTCGCCAGCTTGTCCTCCAGTTCCTCGATGCGGTCGGCGGCATCGCTCATGACGATTTGAGCAGTTGATCTAGGCCACCCACGCAGCCGCTTCACCAGATCGTCACTCATCGGTCCGTCCCTTCGCCTGTTCAATAATCTCCGCCACCACATCCGGGTCGTCGGCAAGGGCGCGGATGGCAACGGCGCACGCAGCGGCTTGCTCAGTCGATCCGCAGTCCAGCCCGCGCGTAAAAGCATCGTCACCTTCGCGCCTCCACGTTTCATCAGCACACGCTTCCGCCGCCCTCTCCAACGCCGCCTTGACCAGCGCGGCGGGGTCTGTTTGGTCAGTCATTCCTTGCCCTCCGCAATGGCCCGGAAGCGGGCTACACGAGACAAGCACTCTCTCTTCCATTCAGTGCCGGTTAAGTCGCTTTCAATCAACTCGGCAAGAGCCGCACCAGCAATAGCCAAGCGGGCGAGGTCAGGGGCGAGGGCTTCAAGCGTCGCCGTGTGTGATGGCTGAAACGGGTGGCGGTAGTTATGCTCGCTGCGTTTGTGTCCGCATTTCGTGCAGTGTGGTTCGCCAGCCTCAAGCGTTGCTTTCGCGCGTTCGATAAGGTCAGTCATTGTGTTTCTCCTCATAGCCAGGAGGTGTCGCCGGGTTGGCGTCTATCATTGCCAGCACTAGCGCAAGGTTACGGTCGGCCCAATCAAGAGCCTCGGCATCCATGTTTTTGATCCATTTGCGGCCAGCGGGAGTGTCCCACTTGCGCCACTTGTCGATGGAATGAAGCTGGCACCCGATCTGCAAGGTGTCTGCCGTGTAGCCAATCCCCCATGTGTCGATCTGCATGGTGCGTATTTCCCGCATATTACCGACGCACAATAGGTCGGCACCCCAAAGGTCGGAATACTGAAGGTTGGCACCCCTAAGGTTGGCACGCCTAAGGTAGGCACCCCGAAGGTTGGCATACCGAAGGTTGGCACTCCAAAGGTAGGCACCCCCAAGGTTGGCATTCTGAAGGTCGGCACCCCAAAGGTTGGCATTCTGAAGGTCGGCACCCCAAAGGTTGGCATCTTCAAGGTTGGCACCCCCAAGGTTGGCACCCCCAAGGTTGGCACGCCTAAGGTTGGCATTCCGAAGGTAGGCACTACTAAGGTTGGCACCCTCAAGGTTAACACCCTCAAGGTCGGCATCCTCAAGGTTGGCAGGGCTACCACCTCGTCTCTTAATCCATAGATCATGAGCGTCCAAAATATGTTTAATTTCGTTTTGTTTTATTGTGTTTCTCCTCTCGCCCTCGGCCTCGGTGACGCGCTCAGCAGCCGCGTAGGGCGGCACTGGGCGGTGCCAATCATGGCCCGGCCCGCGTCAGTGATCTGGATGTTCTTTATGCTGCCTACGCTGTTGGTTTTCAGGTGGACCCAACCGCAGTTTTCAGCGATCTCGACCAGCTTTTGCGTCTCGCTATGGCTGTGGTCCTCACCCATTTTACGTGCCAGGCGCGGCAAGCGGATTTCGACCAGGGTGTTTTCGGATTCAGCAATTTTCCCCAGCATCTTGCGCATAACCGGTGTGTCGGCGCGCTCGTGGAGTGGTGGGATATCAAGTGTCATGGGCATGTTCAGTCCTCCCTCCGCACTACGGTGCCATCCAGCTTGCGCTTGAACCTGGTGCCCTTGGACCCGGGGATCCTGCTCTTAGACCGGAAAGCCCCGATGTGCTTGGCTGCGACACGCTTGGCCTTGGCAATGCGGGGTATGTCCTCGGTGTCGGTCTTGTCGCTGTGGCAAGCAGCACACAGCACGACGCAATTTTCTAAGCTGTTGTCGCCGCCAAGGCCGCATGGGATGCGGTGATCAAACTCACGGCGATCGCCCACATTGAGTTTGACGCCGCACTCCTCGCATTTGCCTCTTGCGCGCTCCCATGCTTGAAACCTTGTTCGGTTTGAGAATTCACGGCGGGTCATGCGCTGGCCCTTTCGTCTTGCGGCTCGGACCAGACAACGCAGTGCCGGTCCCCGTATTCTGCGATGAAGGTGATCAGATCAGCCATTTGGCGCACCGTCAGGTGCGAAGATCGAAAGCCGATCGGAAACGGCTCGCCGCTCAAGCCCATTTCAAAGCGGGTTTCGTGGCCCAATGCGTGCATGAATAGCGCCTTCCAGACTTCCGGCGTGTGCGTGCGTCCGTCAGGCTTGGCTCGCGATATGTCAGACAGCATGGCCCACATGCGCGAGTTTTGCCGATTGCTTCGAGTGGCCTCCGAGATCCGCACGACAGCATCCTGCGGCGCGCGATCAATCATTTGACGCGCGAGGCTTCGCTGCTCAAGCCCCCGGAGGATCACGGTCTGTGCCATCAATAGGCAACCTTTTCTGTCCAGACGCGCACGCCGGCAATATCGCGGGTCTTGTGGTGGCGGCGCACGTAGTCCTCGATAAAAGCGGTCACGGCGTCACGGTCCTTCTTTACGATGTCCAACCATGTTTCCTGGTAGTCCTCGATTTTGTGGAACGTCACCGTGCGCAAACCAGGGACCTTATCGCGCTTGGCGGCCTGTGCGGCCTTTTCCGCGTCGATAGCAGCCTGCTTGGCTGCGTCGGCCTCGCGCTGCGCCTCAAGGTCGCTGGCAGCGGCCGCGGCCGCCTTGGCCTCAGCCTCGCGGCGGGCCTTTTCAGCGGCTTCCCATGCCGCGCGTTCCTTGGCGCGCTTTTCCTCGTCCAGCTTGCGCGTGAAGCTGTCCATCGTAGCGACAAGGGCATCCTCGATGCGCTTTGCGTCTTTAATCGTCGGCTTCCAGCGATCCAGTTCAGCCTTGTAGGCTTCGTACAGAGGCGCGGTCGCCGCCTTCTGTCCGCGTTCGAGGTCAAGGCGCCACTGGCGCATAGCCTCGCGCAGCGCGTACACCTCGTTCATCTGGGCTTCGGTCTGGACGGGTTCACCGTCCAGCCAATTCTCTGCCTCAAGGCGTTCGGCCTCATAGGCGCCGGTAATGTCGTCGATCGGCGAAGGCGGGTTGTTGTGGCCAGCGGGGGCAGGTCCGTCATGCATGGTCGTGGTCCTTTCAGTATCCGGTTGCGAAGGGATCGAGGTCTGGGCCGGGCTTGGAAGGCGGTGGGCTCAGAGCCTCGATTTCAGCATCGACGCGGGCGGCAATGTCCGGGGCGGCGGCGCGCAGGCGTTCAAAGTCGGCCTGGAAGCGCTCGTTGGAGGTGACGCGCTCGACGCCGTATTTGCGCAGATCGGTCACCATGCGATCTGCCATGATCTCGTTTTCTGAAGGGCGCGGCGGCGCGGACTGCTGGTGGTCGTCGGGGCGGGGCGCGGCACTCTGCGCGTCGTCGTCAACCTCGGCAGACAGGCCAAGGGCTGCCTTGAGCGTGTACCTCTGCAAATACGTGACTGCGCTGCCCACGGACTGAAACCCGTTCTTGTTCCCAGACTGGTCAGGGGCGCCGACAAGTGTGGTTTCTTCCGCGTGCCCGTCGCTGTGCTGCACGATGCAGGTGACACGCACGCCGCCTTGCCCCTGATCCGTGCGGAAGCGGTAGGACAGCCCATGCGCAGACAGCACCGGATCAATCGCCCTGGCGATGCCCGCAAGCGTCTCGTGCTTGTAGTGCGTGCGGCCTTTGTTGCTTTTGAAGTCCACCGTGGCATCCTTGATGATCGGCGGGATCTGAGCGCGGGCGTCAGCGAGTGCGCGGGCAAAGGATATGCGCGCGTTCTGCGCGTCCATACGTTCTTTCATCACCAGCATGCGTTCGAGCTTGTTGAGGTCGGCATCGGGATTCAGGACCAGCCGCTCAATCATGTTGATCATTGGGTCAGCTTCGCGCTGCGCGGCTATCTCTTGCCCGCCCTGCGCTTCCATCTTGGTCACTTCGTTCATGTCGTATCTCCGGTAAAAGGCCCCCAGCCCGAAGGCCGGGGGAAGTTGACGCGTGTCAGGTTTCAGTCGGCCACGCGTCAGGGAGGTTCGTTGAGGGCTACAAAAGCCCCAAGGGGTCGAGGGCGATCAGCAGGCCGCCCAGGGCAAGCCCGGCAGCACAGACAGAGGCCCAGAACACCAAGCCGGGCTCGTAGCCCGTATCGTCACGATCACGCATTGTGGCGGGCCTCCATGTGGGCGCGGCGGCCAAGGCGGTTCGCAAGGTGCTCCAATGCGTCGGCGTCAACGTCCGGGCGGGCCTCGATCACGGCCTCAAAGACATGCAGGGCCATGTCGAACGGCAGGTCGCGCAACGCCGCCTCGGCCATTGCGTAATCAATCGTGTGCTTTGCCAGCCCCTCAAGATGCGGGTCGCGGGCGTCGGGGATTGGCTGCAAGCGGGGGTGCTTGGTCATATCAGTCACCTCGTGCTTTGATGAATTCGTAGTTGCCCAGCCCGCCGCGCGCGCTCGGGTCGCGAGGCGCAGGCTCTGGCGGCAAGCGCCATTCGCCGCGCAAGAACTCCTTGCCCTTGCCGTAAGAAATGGCGCGTTCCAGATCGTCCATGTCGGTGCGGAGGCTCATGCCTGATCCTCCTGCATGCGCATCAGCGCGTTGTCGGCGGCGTCTTCCTCGGCCTCGACCTTGAGCAGAGCCATGAAGGCGGCCGCCTCGGCGTCGCAACTCTTGCAAGTCGGCTGATCGTCGCTCGCATCATGGTCGCTCGCATCATGAATGAACATATCGCACTCAACGCAGCAATCGGCGATCATGCTGCTCAGCGCCCTAATGGCTTCCACAAGGCTCCAAGTGTCCGGATCATCAAGTGCGATCAGGCACTTGTCCAAGGCGTGCAGGCGCGTGGCTTGGCTGGCCAGAGGCGCGGTGTGCAGCGCCTTGACCGTCTCGATGTCTGCTTCCAGTGTCGGCATAGTTATCTCCTGCTAGGTGGGTAGCAGGATATTGGGAAAATTCCCAAAGTCAAACCTAAATTGGGAAAAAGCCCATTATCTGCCAATTGCAGGGAAAGAATCATTTGCCGCCATAGGCAATAAAAAGCCCCGCGCTACGGCGGGGCAGATGCGGCAAGTTTGTGTAGAGGGCTAGGCCGGCGCCATTATACCTTCCCCCCGGCCCAGATCACGCGGCCGATCACCTCGATGTCGCTCAGTTTCTTTTCAACCGGATCGTATAGGGCGCGGTTGTCGGATATAATCATCACGTGGCCCGGTGTTGGCGCGCGCTGGATGCGTTTGACCAGCAATGCTTCACCGTTATCGCGGATAACGAATAGACCGTCATATGACAGATCCCGCTTAGACCGATCGAGCATGACAACATCATCATCTGCCAGCGTCGGCAGCATGCTGTCGCCTTTCACCGATATAATCGCGAGGTCGCGCCAGTTGGCCTGGGTAAGCTGCCTCAAGTAATTTGCCGGAAACGCCAAACTTCCAATAGGTTCTTCGTGAATAACGACTGCCCCATCACCCGCGCTGGCGTAAACGTCGTAAACAGAGACCATGGCTTGTAGCTTAGACGAAGCTGGCTCAATAACTTGTTTGGTCTTACTCGTCGCCGGCGAAACGTCTTCTAAGTCGATGCCAAGCGCTTGCGCAATCTTCACAGCCCTTTCCCATGATGTGGACTGAACCTTTCCCCTCTTGATGTCCCTTACCGCATCATACGGAACGCCAGCCTTGCGCGCGATCTCAGCAACGCTGACGTTCTGCCGCTCAAGCTCAGAGATTATTTTGGATCGTAGGGCTGAATTATCCATGGATACCTTATCGTTGAATAATGTATTGCAAAAAATTGGGAAATTTCCCTTGACCGTGATTGGGTAAATTCCCAATATGCAGCTCATGAAACAGCTGATTGATGACATCAAACAATATTGCGCAGAGCGCGAAATGAGCCTGTCCACCTTTGGGTTTCACGCCGCAAAGGACGGAAAGTTTGTCGCCCGTCTGGAAAAAGGTGGCCGCTGCTGGCCTGAAACAGAAGCCGCAGTGCGCGCCTTCATGGCCCAAAACCCGCCAGAGAAGATGGGCAGCAACGCCCATGACTGACACATTTTCACGCAAATTTATGGAGGTCAGTAATGGCATCTGAGAAAATTAACCCGTCGCTTTTAGCGCAAGATACTCCAAAGAAAACAGGTGGATCGTCCGGGAAATCTTCCGGTCAAATCCAGTGCGACCCGATGGCGTATCGCCGGGCCTTCCGTGATCGCTGGACCGATTTCCTTCGCGCCCATTTCCAAAGCCACATGCACGTCGCGGTGTTTTTCAGCGTCGACGAAAAGACTGCGCGCCTGTGGTGGCACTACGCCAACGAGCCGCGTGGCTGGGCCGTGTCCTATGCCATGGCCACGATCCCCTCGGCGCCGGCCTTCCTGAGCGCAGCGGCATGAGCATAGCGCAGGAGGCGCAGGCCCATTGGGGAGGATGAACAGGGTCGCAAGCTCGACCTGATCGCCCGCCTCAGCGCCCTTGAAATCGAGGGCTGGCTGTTGGGCGTTGAAATCGAAGGCCGCCGGTTCTTCTCCGGCGAGCTTGACGCACTGAAACAAAGAGCCCGCGACCTCAGAGCGGGCAACATATTCAACAGGAGGCCCAAGTGGCGGGATCGCTGAACAAGGTACAAATCATCGGGCACTTGGGCCGGGACCCAGAGGTGCGCACGTTCCAGAACGGTGGAGGCGTCTGCAACCTGTCCATCGCTACAACTGAGACATGGAAGGACAAGAACACAGGCCAGCGCCAAGAGCGCACAGAGTGGCACCGCGTTGCGATCTTCACAGAGCCGCTTGTCCGCCTCGCCGAGCAGTATCTCCGCAAGGGCTCCAAGGTCTATATCGAGGGCAAGCTCGAAACTCGCAAATGGCAGGACCAGTCCGGACAGGATCGTTACAGCACCGAGGTCGTGTTGCGCCCTTACGCTGGCGACCTTGTGTTTCTCGACCCGCGCGGCGGCGGCGGTGATGGCCAGAGCAGTGGCCAGAGCGGTTACGGCGGATCACGTGATGACGGCCGCTATGGCGGTGGCGGGCAGGGCGGCTATGGCGGGGCTCCCGCCGATCAGCGCCAAGGGACACCCGGCTATGGCGGGGGTACAGCGCAGGGCCAAGGCGGGGCGCCGTCGCGCGACATTGACGATGAAATCCCATTTTGAGGTCATGCAATGAACAAGCGCATCGACCACGAAAGCCCGATCCAGATCGCCATAGTGGACTATCTGCGCAGCGTGCTGCCGGCGGGCTGCATCGTTCATCACTGCCGCGGTGAGATTAACAAGAGCGGCGCGGCCTTCATGCGCGAGCTGGCCAAGGCCAAGCGCAAGGGGGCGTTGCCCGGCTTCCCCGACCTGATCGTGCTGCCCTACGCCAACATCGGTGCGCTGTTCTTCGAGGTAAAGGCCGAGGGGAATTACGCGGACAAGAACCAGCGTGACATGCACGAGGCCCTGCGCGCCCTTGGCTACCGGGTGGCCGTGGTGCGGTCGATCGACGACGTGCGCGAGGCCCTGGCCGAATGGGGCGTCGGGACGACCGAGCGCAAGCCCGACAACTGGGCTTCGATTGGGGATCTCGCAAAGGACATGATCAAAGGAGCAGTCGAATGATCGAGATTTCGAAAATCCGCACCGACGCGGAAACGCAAGTCAGATTTCCGATATCGGAGGCGTCATTGCACGCCTCTAATTGGCAGGGTTTCGCATTTAATGATGTGGGTGTCGTTATCGCTTCGATCACGAACAGCTATCGTGAGCCGGGAAAATTCATGGTCCGGGTCTGCGGGGCAACCGCATCGCAAAACATCGCCCCCATTGCGGCTAATCGTGTCGGCGCCATGCTCATGGCTCTCGCCGAGCCGCACAATGTGGATATCAGCGAGTTCAAGTGGTCCGAAAGCGATGATGTCGCGCTTGATGAAAGCACTTCGCGCGAGGGCTGCCAATGAGCAAGCTGGGACACAATGAACGCTCTTTCCGCCTTGACGCATTGGCCGCCGAGGCCCGCGAAGGTCTGGCCAAGATAGAGCAGGGCGAGGAGTTTACCATTGGCGGATGGCTGGCCTACGGCCACGCGCTGAACGAGGGGCGCGCGCTGCACGATGGCGATCGGGAGTTTGGGCAGTGGATTGAGGCGAATGTGCTCCGACAAGTTGTCGGTCAGGACGGGCACCTGCGAGAAGTTAATGAGCATGAACGCAAGGCCGCCATGTGGGCAGCTGAAAACGCCGACCAATTCGAGGAAGCCCGTCAACGGGGAAAAAGGCGCTCCGGGAAATGGACGAAGCGATCAAGCGTGTGAACGAGTTCGAGACGCGCCAGCAGGCGATCATGAAGTCAGTGGGAGGCCGGGCGGCGAAGGCATAAGCCCCCCGCTACTCCCGGCGCTGGAACAGGTACGCAATGAGCGCCTTCTCGATCACCCAGCTTTCAGACCGCTCGTGTTCCTGACAGTACGCCCGCAGCGCTTCCTTTACCTCTGGTGACAGCCGCGCAGATGTAGGTAGGCCCTTGCTCATGATGTAGTCCTTTGTAGTTAATAGTAGTTGACGCCATGGCGGCGGTAAGTGTATTGATTGACTTACTACACATGACTACGCACAACAAGGAGTTCATCATGACAACGCGTATCATCACCAAAGCCCAGGCCCGTGACATGGCCGGCCAGCTCAAGAAGCTCGGCGCCCTGGTTGAGAAGTCTGATGCGGGCACGCATCGACCTGTCCAACTGCACGCCGGAGGATCTCGACCTGCTCGGCGCGGTCCAAACCGAAACATTCAAAAAGGGCGGTGAGGAAGAAGGCGAGGTCGTCAAAGTCAGGATCCAGCCCATAGATCGCCTCAAGGCCCTTGAGAAGCTGGCCAACTATCTCGGCATGGGTGTCAACGATCCGCGCGACAAGGTGAGCATGACAGCCGTGGTCAACTTCATCAACGTCCCTCCCAAGCAGGAAGTCGAGGTCAAGTCGCGCACCATCAATCACGATGATGGCTATCCTTCATGACCCAGGCGGTGCGCAAGATAGACATGGACAAGACGCAGGCGATCTGGAACCCAACCGATCGCCAGACCGAGTTCCTGTCGGCCGGTGACTTCGAGGTGCTGTACGGCGGGGCCGCAGGCGGCGGGAAAAGCGATGCGCTGCTCGTCGATGCTCTGTGCCTGCAACACGAGGGCCACAAGAACCCACGTCACCGCGCCGTTCTGTTCCGTCGCAGCTTTCCCGAGCTGCGCGACCTGATCAGCCGATCGCTGGAAATCTACAATCAGGTGGACCCCTTCGCGTCATACAACGCCACCGAAAAAGTGTGGACGCTTTCATCGGGCGCCAAGATCGAATTCGGCTACCTGCACAACGACGCTGACCGCCTCAAGTATCGTGGCCGCGCATGGAACTACATCGGCTTTGACGAGCTGACGCTTTGGCCCACCGATGTCTGCTATCTCTACCTGTTCTCGCGCTGTCGATCCACAGATCAGACACTGCCCCGCTATATCCGCGCCACCACCAACCCTGATGGACCCGGCCAGCTTTGGGTGATGAAACGCTGGGGCATCCAAGAGGACGGCTCGGCCACCCGCATCCCGGTTGACGTTGAGGACAAGGAGAAGGGCGTCACCACGACCTTTCACCGCACATTCATCCCGGCCCGCCTGTCCGAGAACCCACACCTGAGCGAGACCGGCTATCGCGAGGCCCTCTTGCAGCTGGCCCCAGACGAGCGCGATGCGCTTCTCATGGGCTTGTGGCGCCAAGGCAGGGTGCATGGGGCCTACTACGCCAACGAAATGGCTGAGATGCGGAACCGCGGCGGCATCCGCTCGGTGCCCTATGATCCGTCGGAGCCTGTCAACACGTTCTGGGATCTCGGCTGGAACGACACCACGGCGATCTGGTTCCATCAACAGATCGCCGGCGAGCATCGCTTCATTCGGGCATACGAGAACAGTGGCGAGAGCCTCGATCACTATGCAACGTACCTCCAGAACTCAGGTTTCAATCTCATGGGCGGCCGCCACTACCTGCCGCATGATGCGCGCAACAAGAGCTTGCAGACCGGCAAGAGCGCGCTGGAAATATTGCAGGAGATGCTGCCGAACCTGAACTTCGAGGTGGTGCCCCGCATCCAGAACATCCTGACCGGCATCAACCAAACGCGCTTGGCCATGCGCGGCAAGGTGTTCATTGACGCCACCGAGTGCGCCGATGGCATCGCAGCCCTCGACAACTACCGCAAGGCCTACAACGAGCGCCATGACGTGTTCACCGAGCGCCCGCTGCACGACCGTTATTCCAACTTCGCCGACGCTTTCCGCCAATGGGGCCAAGCCCTCGAAGAAGGCCTGACAGGCCCTCGCCAGCAGTTCCGTCGCAAGCCCAAGCCCCCCGGAGGTATGTGGATATGAGCAACATGACCGAAACACCTGGCGGGCTGATCCTTCCCGGCGGGTCCGAGTATAAGCCCGCATACGATCTGCGTGTGCATCATGCCGTTTACAGCCGCGGCGATGTGCTCGTATGGCTTACCTGGAACCAGAACACCAAGCGCCCGGTGATGATCCTGACCCCCAAGATGGACAAGATCGACCAAGAGCGCGTGATCCCCTGTATCATCCCGCTGGAGCGCGCATGGGCATGGGCCGAGGAAACCGGCGACGAAGACGATGTGATGGTCAACGCCGTCATGTTCTGCGCCAACCTTGGGTTCAACCCCTACAACCGCGCCAACCCCATGAAGATCATCAAGATCGTGCGCGATCACATGGGCGATCTCTTGGCCATTCCCCCATGCCCCCGCGATCACCACAGCGTGGTGGCAGAAATGGTTGTTACCAACAACGACACCGGCTCTGAGCGCCATATTGAGGTCAAAGATCATGCCTGAACTCGAAAGCCGCGTGAAGCCGAACCAGCGCCCCGAAGATCGCTTCCAAGTGCCGTCCTCGACGCTCCTTGGTGACGTCCAAAAGGCGGCCAAAAGCGATCTCGACAGCGAGCATACCGCAGAGCTGCACGACCGGTTGATTGGCCACTATCTGCGCGAGCTGGAGGCCCAAGGCAACGCTCGTCGCCTCATGCAGCGCGACGAGCAGTATTACAACCACGACCAGTGGTCCAAGGACGATCTGGCCGTGCTCGAAGCCCGTGGCCAGCAGCCGCTCACCTACAACGTGATCGCTCAGAGCATCAACTGGGTGCTGGGCACCGAGCGCCGCACCAGGATCGACTACAAGATCCTAGCCCGTAGGAAGCAGGGCCGCCGAAACGCCGAAAAGAAGTCGCACCTGATCAAGTATCTCAGCGACGTCAACCGGACCCCGTTCCATTTCTCCCGCGCCTTCGCAGATGCTGCCAAGGTCGGGCTTGGCTGGATCGAGTGCGGTGTGCGCGACGACAGCGAAGGCGAGCCCCTGTATGAGCGGTACGAAAGCTGGCGTAACGTCATCTACGACACCGCCGCCCAAGAAGAAGACCTGTCCGATGGCCGGTTCATCTTCCGCACCAAATGGGTCGATGTGGACCGCGCCTGCGCCATGTTCCCGGATCGGGAAGGCATTGTCAGATCATCCGTGTCCTCGCATTTCGAGTGGGGCGCCTTCATGGACCGGCACGGCGACGACGCCATGGACAGCCAAGAGTATCTCGCCACCGAGCATGGCGAATACTACACCTCGATCGAGCACCCGACCTATGCCCGAGACCGTGTGCGCCTGATCGAAGCCTGGTTCAAAATCCCGGTGACAGAAAAGCGCATGGCAGGCGGGCAGTTCGCCGGCGAGATTTACGACCCCGAAAGCATGGGCCACGCAGCCTCACTGGCAGAGGAGGGGGCAGAGGTGCGCGAGCGCCTGACAGATCGCGTCTACGTCATGATCATGACCCTGCGCGGTGTCTTGTGGATGTCCCCGTCGCCGTATCGCCACAACCGCTATCCCTTCACGCCGATCTGGGGGTATCGCAAGGCAGACGACAACACGCCTTACGGTCTGATCCGCGGCATGATCCCCGCCCAAGACGATATCAACAAGCGCCTGTCCAAAGCCTTGTCGATCATCAACACCAACAAGGTGATCATGGACGAGGGCGCCGTCGATAACCTCGACGAGTTCGAAGAAGAAATCAGCCGCCCCGACAGCATCATCATCAAAAAGCCCAACAAGATGCTGGAAATCTCGGCCGATCGTGAGCTGGCCGCAGCGCATGTCGATATCATGAACATGTCGATCAACATGATCCAGACGCTGAGCGGCATCACCGACGAGAACCTTGGCCGGTCTACGAACGCCACAAGCGGCCGAGCGATCACCGCGCGCCAAGACCAAGGCGCCATGTCTACCGCGCAGATTTTTGACAACGCCCGCCTTTCCAAGCAGATCCACGGTGAAAAGCTCTTGGCCCTTACCGAGCAGTTCGTATCGGACGAAAAAGAGTTCCGGATCACCAACATGCGCGGCACGCCTGAGCAGATCATCGTCAACGATGGGCTGCCCGAGAACGATATCACGCGCACCAAGGCCGATTACGTGATCAGCGAAGACAGCTTCAAGGCATCGCTGCGCCAAGCCGGCGTCGAGCAGATGATGAACCTCTTGGCTCAAGTGGCACCGACCGCGCCCGAGCTGATCAACATCACGCTCGATCTTCTGATCGAAATGATGGATCTGCCCAACGGCGAGGAGCTGGTCAACCGCATCCGCCAGGTCACTGGCATGGAAGACCCGGACGCAGATCCGGAAACGCCCAATCCCGAGCGTCAGGCTCGCGAGCAGGCCAAGCAGCAGGCTCAGCAGATGCAAGCCCGCGCCCAGATGGCCGAGCTTACCAAGGCCGAGGCTGAGGCCGCCGAGAAGCAGGCCCGCGCCGAAAAGGCCAAAGCCGATGCGCAAAAGGTGCTCAAGTCCCTGCCGGGCCAGAACATCGACGCACAGAAGAACGCGTTGGAGCTGGCCTTGCAGATATTGCAGGCCCAGCCCGCCGCCGGCGTGGCCGACAACCTGCTTCTTCGGTCCGGCTACATTTCCCCGTTTGACGAGGCGCAAGAACGCGAGGCAGCCGCACAGGAAGAACAGGCCGCCATGGCCATGCAGCAGCAGGCCCAGATTCAGCAGCAGGCCCAAGAGCAGGGGCAGCCGCAACAACCCGCACCCCCGGTGCAACCAATCCCACAAGACCAGCAGTAGGAGATAACCCATGACCACCAAGACCGCTGAAACCCCGCAAGTCGAGGACCAAGAGGCCGACAAGCCCGAAGCCACGGCCGCACCGGTAGAGGAAGACACGTCGCCTCGCATCGAGCTGCCGGGTCTCGAAGATGAGAGCTACACCGAGGACGATCTGCGCCTTTTGAGCGAGGAAGAACGCGCGGCTCTGTTCGAGACCGACGAGGATGACGAGGCCGAGAGCGAAGACCCCGAGCCCGCCCCGGCTGAGGCCGCAGAGGCCGCAGAGGACGCACCCGATGACGCGGGAGAGACCGTGCAGCCTGACGAGGATGTGCGCGGCACGCTGATCGAGAACCCGGCAACCTATGACAAGCAGATCGACGCTTTGCAGCAGGCGCGCAAAGATGCGTTGGCTGCCTGGCGCGACGATGGCGACATGACCGACGAGGAATACGAGGCCAAAGACGCCGAGCTTCTGCAATCCATTCAAGAGGTCACGTCCAAGAAGGCCGTCGCGGAATACGAAAGCAGCAAGATTTACGACAACTTCATGGCCACGGCGCGTCAGTATTTCAAAGATGTGCCGGAATTGCAGACAGAGGCGCATATCGAGCGCTTCGATGCGCATGTGCAGAACGTGACGTCGCAGCCGCAGTACCAGTCCTTGTCGCACCGCCAAATCCTAGAAGCGGCGCACCGCCTTTATGCAGTAGAGGCCGCCGTCTTCGGCATGGACGTGCCTCCCGTGCCCGGTGACGCCAAGCCCGCGCCCAAACAGGAGGACACGCAGACCAATGCCCAAGCGCCGCAAGAGCCGGCAAAGCCGCAAGTCCGCAAGCGTCCCGGCGACAACGCGCCGAAAACCCTTGCATTCGTGCCCGGAGACGCGCCCGTGTCCGCCGCCGACGGCAAATATGCAAGCCTTGCACAACGCCTCGAAAACGCAGGGCCCGAAGAATACGAGCGCATCATGAGCAGCCTGCCGCCCGAGGAAGCCGAAGCCTTCGCGAGCATGGATGTCTGATCAGTCAGTCGGTGAGGCCGCACGCAATGTTGACGCTGAAACTCAAAGTCGGAGAAAGCCTGCTCCTCGGTGACGATGTGCGGGTCTTCATCAAGGAGGATCTGGGCGGCGGGCAGGTGCGCGTGAGCATCTCCGCCCCCCGATCCGTCAACGTCGAGCGCATCGGCAAATTGAGGACTGACGAGCTGCAATGCGCCCTTGGTGTATCGCAGTAAATCAATATGTAGTGTAATATTGGCAAACCCTATCAATATGTAGTATTATGCCGCGTAACGGCTGGAAGCCGGTTCACCCAGGGCATGGATGTCCGCCTACAGGTTCATAGCCATGGGGAATCACAATGGCACAAACCATCCTGAATTGGGGCGACCCAAAGGCGGTGAAGCGTTGGGCGGCCACCCTTGCCACCCAAGTCAACCGCAACAGCTACTTCAACAAAAAGTTCGTCGGTAAAGGCGAGAACAATGTCATCGAGGAGAAGATGGACATTGCCTCGGACGCCGGTGATCGCGTTTCGTTCGATCTGTCGGTCAAGCTCCGTCAGCGCCCAACCTTTGGCGACAAGCGCGTGAAGGGCAAGGAAGAAAACCTGCGCTTCTTCACCGACGAAGTGATCGTGGACCAGATGCGCCACCCGGTTTCGGCCGGCGGCCGCATGAGCCGCAAGCGCACCTTGCACGACATGCGCAAGATCGCGAAGGATCGCCTCGCCGAATACTGGCAGCAGTATATCGACGAGCTGTACTTCATCTACTTGTCGGGCGCGCGCGGCGTGAACGAGGAGTTCATCGAGCCCGCGGACTACACGGGCTTTGCTGACAACCCTCTGCAAGCACCCGATGCGGCGCACATCCTCTATGGCGGTTCGACCACCACCAAGGGGTCGTTGACCAGCGACGACATCATGACCACCAATCTCATTGAGCGTGCGGCAACGCATAGCAAGATGATGCGGTCCAAGGACACCGACGCAACTGACATGATGCCGGTGGACGTGGAGGGCGAAAAGCATTTCGTCGTGGTCATGTCGCCCTATCAGGCGCACTCGATGCGCACGGAATCCGGCTCGCAGTGGCTGGACTTCCAGAAGGCGGCCGCCGCGGCCGAGGGGCGCAAAAACCCCATTTTCCGCGGCAACATGGGCATGATCAACAACGTTGTCCTGCACGAGCATGAGAACGTCATCCGGTTCAACGACTATGGATCCGGAAACGATCAGCCCGCAGCGCGCGCCCTCTTCTTGGGGCGCCAAGCAGGTGTCGTGGCCTACGGCACGCCTGGCGGTATGCGCTACATGTGGAAAGAGGAAATGGAGGACTACGACAACGAGCCTACCGTCGTCGCCGGCCTCATTATGGGCGTGAAGAAAACGCGGTTCAATAATCGCGATTTTGGCGTCATCGCTCTGGATACATACGCGAAAACCGTCTGATCTAAACGCTAGAGCGGCCAAGCCCGGCCGCTCTGGTAAACCCTTGATCTTATAGAAGGAATGCCACCATGGCTATCTTCCAAACTCAAGCAGCAAAGGGTCAACAGGCGGCGCCTTCGGCTTACCAGTCCGGTATCGTCACCTCTGCTGTGTTCACCTACACTTTCAACGACGCGTACACCGCGGCGACCGATGTGATCGAGCTTGGCGTTCTGCCCGCAGATTGCCAGATCCTCGGCGCCACGGTCATCGGCACCGGCCTGGGCGCCAACACGGCGAATATCGGTCTGATGACCGGCACGCCGTCGGATGATGCAGGCACCCGCACTGTCAGCGCCGATCTGTTCAGCGCCGTCAGCGTCAACGACAACGAGGCAAATGCAACGCTCGCGGATTGCCTCGATGTGGCCGTGTCGAACGAGCATCGTGCGATCGGCGCGACCATTTCGGCGAATGTCGCGGCTGGTGCAGCCAAGACGCTCACCGTCCGGATCGAGTACGCAGCCTGATCTTGATGCTCAGAAGCTGGGCGGTCTGGTCTTGCCGCCCAGCTTCCACCTCAAAATGGAAGGAAGGAACAAGACATGTTGATCGAAACAACTGAAATTCGCAAAGGCGGCTCCAAGCACTCCATCGGCGACAAGGTGTATCACTTCAAGCCGGGCCTCGACGGCCGCCATGTGTGCGATGTGGTCGATAACGCTCATATCCAGCGCTTTCTCAGCCTTGAGCCCTTCATGCCCTACGAAGAAAAGCCTCTTGGGGGCGAGGTCGCCGCACCGGTCACGAACGAGGTGGCCTTTGCCGCGCTCGAAGACATCTATGCCGAGCTGTCGGACGAAGACCTGGCCGAGCGGTATTCCGAGGTGCTTGGCAAGAAGCCGCACCACAAGGCCAAGCGTGAAACCTTGGTCGCTGCCCTGATGGACGCTGAACACAGCCCCGCACCGGAGTAATGTCCTATGCCCGTCAACGTCGCCGATGTTCTTTCTCGCGCAGCCTATGCGCTCAGCGACGTTGACGAAACGCGTTGGTCAGCGCAGACCAAGCTCGACTATTTCAACGACGGCCTGCTGGAAATCGCCACGCAAAAACCGTCGGCCTTCTCTCGCACCGCAGAATTGCCCCTCGACGTGGGCACCTTGCAGACCGTCCCCGAAGGCTATGCCAACCTGATCCGCGTCGTGCGTAACCTCTCCAATGCCCAAGGCGCTACGACGCGCGTCGGAGGGCGGGTTGTCACCCCGTCATCGAAGGAAGTGCTCAACGATCGTTTCATCAACTGGCATGACCCGGATGTTGTGCCCTATTCCAAGATCGTCATGCACGTGATGGCCGACGAGTTCGAGCCACGCAAATTCTATGTCTTTCCCGGCAACGATGGCACAGGGCTTGTCGAGGCGGTGCTGGCCGTGATCCCCGACACCGTTGCTGGGCCAATCACCTCTGCCACCACGGCCCCGATTGACCAGACATATTTCAACGCCCTGCATAATTACGTCTGCTATCGGTGCTACGGCGAGGACATGATCCTCAACGGCGCACCTGCCCGCGCTCAGGCCCATTACCAGATGTTCCAAGGCGCCCTTGGTATCAAGCAGATGGTCGAGGGTGTCGCCAATGTGAACACCACCAACATAGGCTCTACGCCATGACCGTGATGATTGCCCTCGACAAGATGCTGCCCTTGGTGCTGCCCTATGCGCCGGGCGTGCCCGACAACGTGGCCACGTATAACCTGCGCCTGGCCGCGATCGAGTTTTGCGAGCGCACCCGGTGCTGGCGTCACATCACCACGATCACCTTGCGCCGGGATGGCCAAGCCGTGGCTGCACCGCCCTATGCGGCCATTCATGAGATCGAAAAGGCCGTGTTCAACAACGAAACCACGCTGGAACCCCTGCAATACTCCGACGTGGATGACACGCAACTCGGCGCCCCGAACGAGGCCCCGCCCAAATACATCACCCAATCGGAGTACGACACGATCCGTATCCTGCCGTTCCAAGAAGGCACGCTGGAAGTCTCGATGTTCCTCAAGCCGGTGTTCGGCTCCGAAATAGAGATCGGCGACGAGGGCGAGGTCGTGGATGCCTATGACGTGATCCCTGAGTTCATCTACAAGGCCCATGCAGAGCAGATCGCCGCCGGGGCTCTTGCGCGCCTCCTGGCCCAGCCTGACAAACCGTGGACCAACATTCAGGTATCAATGATGTGGGGCCAGCGGTTCAACGATCTGGCCGACGCAAAGTTTTCCGTGAACCTCACGGGCCAACACCGCGCCCGCCGCCGGACCAAGTACCATGATTTCTGAGGTGGCCCATGAAGATCCGCATCGCTGACTTCAAAGGGGAAATCCCTCGGTTTCACCCGCGCATCCTGCCGCAAAACTTTGCCACGTCGGCCCGCAACACGCGCCTTGACGACGGCACTATCGCGCCCGTGCGCCAGTCTGGGCTCGCACACACGCTGGCCAGCGATGCCGACACCATATTCCTGCACAAAGGCACTTGGCAGTCCTTCTCAGGCGATGTGGACGTGGTGCCCGGCCCTGTGGCCGACGATCGGCTGTACCTGACAGGCAGTGGCGCTCCGAAGATGCGCGTGTCCGGCACCGACTACAACCTCGCGCTGCCTGCGCCCTCGGCTGCACCCAACACCAGCCTGTCGGGCACGATTGATGAAGAAGTGGCGCAGTTCGTGACCTACGCCTACACCTTCGTGACCAGCTTCGACGAGGAAAGCGCGCCGTCACCCGTCTCAAGCGCGTTCCTGTGGTCAGCGGGGCAGGTCGTGACCGTCAGCGGATTTTCGGCGCCGGTCTCGGGACGTTCTGTCGATCGCATCCGGCTTTATCGCTCAATCACCAGCGGGATTGGTATCACGGACCTGTACTTTGTGGCAGAGTTCCCGATTGGCACCAGCAGCTATGCGCACGATGTCGAGGCGGACCCCTTGCAGGAGGTGTTGCCCTCAGCCGATTACGACCCGCCGCCCAGCACCATGTCGGGGCTGATCTCCATGCCCAATGGCATGATGGCGGCCTTCGACGGCAAAGAAGTGCTGTTCTCTGAGCCTTTCCGGCCGCATGCCTGGCCCGAAAAGTACCGCCTGACTGTCGATGCCGATGTTGTGGCGCTGGCGTCGTTTGCCTCGACCCTGGTGATCCTGACAACCGCCTCGCCCTACATCGCGACGGGTACGCACCCAAGCTCAATGGTCATGGAACGCATGGAGCGGGACTTGCCGTGCCTGTCCAAGCGCGGGGTTGTTGATTTTGGCTATTCAGCGGCCTATCCAAGCAATGAGGGGTTGGTGATCATCAGCGGCAACGCGGCCCAGACGGTCTCGCAGAACCTGTTCACCGCGGAGCAATGGCGCGAGATCAACCCGTCGAGCTTCCGCGCCGCGCGCTACGACAACCGGTATTTCTTTGCCTATTCCCCGCTCGAAGGTGGGCAAGAGCTTGGGATCATGGACCTGACCGGTACGCAGTTGTTCTACATCCAGTCCGACGATGACCCGGAGGCGCTGCACTTCGATCCTGTGAGCGGCGGGCTGTATTTCGTGGAGGGCGGCCGCTTCATCTACGAATGGGATGCACCAAGCCAACCCTTGCGCGCGCAGATATGGCGCAGCCGCAGGTTCCAGCTTGTCTCCCCGGTCAGCTATGCCGGTATCTTGGTGGAAACGGATCCTGCGATCGGAACAATGCCCGCAGGCGCGACACCCTGCACAACGCGCATTTATGCCGATGGCAGCCTTGTTCACACGACAACCAAGATCAACGAGCCGGCCCGGTTGCCCGGTGGCTTTCGGTCCAAGGCCTGGGAAATCGAGATCGAGGGGTATGTGCCGGTCACGGGCATATCCATGGCGCAATCCTATGACGATTTGAGTGTGGCATGAGCAATGAAGTCAAAATTGGCGCACCGTGGGGCGGGGTAGAAGGCCCGCCGGGTGATCCCGCGCGAGAATGGCCTGTGGACACCCGCCGTCCAATCGAGCGGCAGTCAGCGGAAAGCATCATGGTGCTCGATGGGCGCATTGGGGATGGCTCCTTGCGCGCGGTGCGGTGGAACGAGCTGGAAAGCTACATCAACGCCGTGGAGCAGCAGTTTCAGGCGCCGGTGCGTGAACTGAGCGGGCTGATCCAAGATCCTGCGCTGTTATTCCGTAACTCGGGTTTGTCGGCGCCTGAAATTGTTGATGCGCTGCCCACAACCGGGAATTTCGCCGGGCGGATGGTGTTCCTGACGCTGGACAGCAAGCTCTATCGGTACACTGTCGATGGAGCATGGACGGCGGCAATCCCGAGCACGGATGTTGCCGGGCAAATTGAGCGCGCGCAAATTGCCAATGGGGTGTTCGAGGATATCAGCAGTGATATTTCGTCAGCCGCAGCGACGGCGCAGGCTAATGCTCAAGCATTTGCGGAGCAGGCAGACGGCGTTCTGTCAACGAGCCTTCAAGCCAACATTGATGCGGCGCAACAAACCTTGCAGGCGTCGATCGACGGCGTAAGCGCGGACCTGTCCACAAATTACTTTACGTCGGCTCAGACCAACCAAGCAATTTCGGCCGAGTTTACAGTCCTCCAATCCTCGATCGACGGCGTAAGTGCAGACCTATCTACGAACTACCTGACCGCTGCCGAAACCAACCAAGCGATTTCAACGTCAGAACAAACTTTGCAATCCTCGATCGACGGCGTAAGTGCGACGGTAACGACACAAGCAGCGGTAATTACATCGTTAGAAAACAATGCAAGCGCCGGGTACCTTATTCGTGTCGGAGCTGGTGGCGCCGCATCTATCCTTGATCTCGTCGCCGCCGATGGAAGCGCAGGACCGACGTCTATCGCAAAGGTCTCAGCTGACAACATCATTCTGGACGGCACGGTTACAGCCGCTCAAATTGATGCAGGCACGATTACCGGTGACAAAATTGCCGCCAACACGATTACCGGCGGTCTCCTGGCCACCTCGGGCGTCATCACGCAAACCGCCCAGATCGGCAACGGTGTGATCGACACAGCCAACATTGCCAATGGCGCGATCAAGAACGCCCAGATCGAGAACGGTGCAATCACCTCGGCCAAGATCCAGAACGGGGAAATCACCAACGCCAAAATTGAAAACGGCGCGATCACAAACGCCAAGATCGGCGGCATAATTCAGTCCGACAATTACTCATCGACACAAGGCTGGCGGATCGACAAAAACGGCTCGGCTATCTTCAACACGCTCAGCGTGCGGAGCGGGATTATCAACGGGCAGGCTTTGACCAGCGGCACCGTGGACACCGCGCAGATTGCCAACAACGCCATTGAAGCGGCCAAGATACTCGCAAATGCGGTCCAGACGGTGAAGATTGAGCCGGATGGGGTAACTGGCTTTCGGCGGCTTGTGACTGTCGGGAGCGTAAATAACACGACGTATCTTTACACGTGGAACGTAAACTTTCCGCACTCTCTTATCTATTATTTCTCCGGAAGGGTTTACAAAAACGGATCATATCCCGACAGCTCATACTATCTAATGGAAATTTTAATTGATGGGGTAGTCAATCAGAGCATGCAAGTTACAGGCAGATCAGTTGCTTCATATCATTACATTATTACCGGAGTTTATGTGCCGACGGGTTTTCATCAAGTGGGCCTCCGATACACAGCAGTCAATATTTCTGGTTTCCAGTCGAATGGTGCTGAGGTCTTCATAATGGGGGCCGCGCGCTAATGTCTGCGACCACAACAGCAACTTTTTACTTGCCCGAAACAGGCCAGATCGTTGGGCAAGTGTTCGCCACGCCGGCCGAAATTGACGCCAACATACCTGACGGTGCAGAGGCGTTGTACGACGCGGCTGACGTGTTCAAGGATTATATCGTTGCAGGGGGTGTCACGCCGCGCCCCGGCCTTGGCCTGCCTGATACGCATACACTCGCCGCAAACGCTGATTGGTCCCTTCCGGACATCCCCGACGGGACAAGTGTATTGATTGACCAGATGGAGCAGGGCGTGACGTCAGGCGGGCTTGTGCTCAGCTTCCCCGAGGCCGGGGAATGGACCGTAGAGCTTCGGCCCCCGTTTCCATACCTCGACGCAACATGTACGGTGACGGTCACATGAAGATCGAAGCGCAACGCAACCCCATCCACCTCAAAGCCAATGCCCTCAAGTATCTGGCCAATACCGATTGGATGATCGTGCGCATGTCCGAGACGGGCCAGCCGGTGCCGGAAGACGTGCTTGACGCGCGCCGCTCGGCCCGCGATCTGATCAGCAAGATCGACGCTGAACAGGGGTGATGCACCACATTTAGTGTGTTCTGCGCAAACCAGACGCAACATCTAGCATTGCCGCCCGTTTTCAAGTATTCTGCGCCAAAGCGGAAAGGCGCGTCATGGGCGACTATACTTTTCAGATCGAGGACTTCGAGGCCGCCTATGAGGAGTATGTGGCTCTTTCGCGCATGCACTTTTGTGAAATCGAGGATTACCGGACCAGCCTGGGCTTGCCTGAGCGCGCGTTCGATCTGGATCTGGCTTGTTACGTGCCGCATGCCCGGATTGGCCAGCTTATTGCCTATACGGCGCGCTGCAATGGCGATCCTGTTGGGTATTTGCTTGTGTATCTGACCCGCGATCATCGGTCCGGCGCGATCTATGCCATCGAGGATTGCCTGTTCGTACATCCCGACCATCGCACCGGCGTCGGCCGCAAATTGATCGAATTCGCTGTCCGTGACCTTTCCGACAAGCCGAATGTTGAGCGTTTCGAGGTTACGGCCGCAGGCGATCCGCGGTTCGCAAAGGCACTTTCGCGGATGGGCTTTGTGCAGAGCGCCATTCAAATGACATATGCTTTATGAGGTGAGATCATGTGTGGTGGAGGTGGAGCCCCAAAACCCGATCCGATGATTGGCTACGCGGCGGTGATGAACGCGCAGACTGCGCAGCAGCAGCTGCAATTGTCGCGGGAACAGTTCGCTTGGACGAGAGAAGAAGCCGGGCGCCAGCTTGAGTTTGCCAGGGAGCGGTTTCAAAGTGAAAAGGTTTTGGCCGAAAAGCAGTTTGACCTGAGCGATCGAGCCTTGGCTTCCGCCACAAGGTTTGCAGAGGGCCAACTTGACCTTGGCCGTGATGCTCTTGCGCAATCCAAGAGCTATGCCGATGCGCAGATCCAGCTTGGCAAAGACTACCTCGGGTTCATGCAGTCGCAGGCCGAGATTACCAACCAGTGGGCGCAGGAAGACCGCGACCGCCGGAAGATGTTCGAGGCGCGCGAAGACGAGTTCATGGCCGAGGCGGACGCCTATGACAGCCCGGAGCGCCGGGCCATGGAGGCCGACCAGGCCGCCGCAGATGTGCGCCAGCAATTCGATCTGGGCCGTGACCAAAACGAGCGCCAACTGACCGCTATGGGCGTCAACCCCAACTCGGGGCGCTATCAATCGTCGAGCAACCGCTTGCAGGCGACCGAAAACCTTGGCGTGGTTGGGGCCCGCAACGCTGCACGCCGCCAGACTGCCGACACAGCGCGCCAGATGAAGGTCGCCGCCATCAACATGGGGCAGGGGCTTTCTGTCAATCCTGCGACGAGCATGGGCCTGTCCAACCAAGCGGGAAGCGCGGGGTTTAGCGGCGCTGGATCGCTTTTGTCGTCAGGTGTGAACACCGGCATGGCGGGCTACAACACCGCCGGCAATCTTATGTCCTCTGCCGCCTCTACATCGAGCGCAGGCTTCGGCACGAGCGGCACCTTGCTTAATTCAGGCGTGGCTACCTCAGTCGGCGCAAATCAAGGCTACGCCAACAGCATGGTCAATGCGGCAGACCTTGTTGGAAGCGGCTATAATGCGGTGAACTCCGGATATGACGCGGTGCGCGACAGCTACAGCGACATGGCCACCATTCTCAACGACCAATATCGCAGCCGCCTTTCTGCGTGGGAGGCGCAACAATCGGCAAATGCCAATCTTGCCAGTGGCCTTGGCACCGCTGCTGGATATCTGGCGTTTGGGTCTTCCAAGAACATCAAGGAAAACAAGTCGAAGCCCATGTCGGTTCTCAATGCCGTGCGCGATATGCCTGTCGAGGAGTGGGAATACAAAGAGGGTCATGGCGACGGCCAGCGTCACATTGGGCCATATGCCGAAGACTTCCAGAAGGCGACCGGTCTGGGCGACGGCAAGAAGATCAGCGTGATTGACGCGCTTGGCGTCACCATGGGCGCCGTCCAAGAGCTTGCCGACAAGGTTGACAAGGTGTCTGCCGGGGCCAAGCCCAAACGCAAACAGATGGCATAAGGAGTACGGTCATGGCACTCGGATCGTTTGTAGAAGGCGTATTCAGGGGAATGTCGCTGAAAGAAAACCGCTTGGAGCGCAAGCGCCAGCGTGGTCGCCAGGAAACGCAAGACGGTCGTGCAGCGGAGACGCACGATATGGCGAAAGAGCGCCACGAGGCAAACATGCGCCGGGCTGATCAGCTTTATCGCAGGGGGGAGCGTGACAGCAACGCGTACAGCCGCCGTGATGCCAGTTTGGAGTTTTATGACAACAACATTGCCCAGCCGGCGGCCTCTCCTGACGCGGCCCCGAGCGGAGGTGCGCCGATGTCTATTCTTGAGGGCAGGATGCAAGGCCCTGGCCCGCAACTGCGATTTAATGACCCGGCGCTGAACCAAGTCAGCATGGGGCCGACCAACACGCGCGTTCGCCAGCCCACCCAGCTTTCCGTCGCGCGCGCGGTGCCGGTTGAATACAACTATGAGAACGGCCGCCTTGTGCCGGTGCGGAGGATGGCATGACCCGCGTCAACCTACCTGATGGAAGCGTGATTAACTTCCCGGATGACATGCCCCCCGAACAAATGCAGGCCGAGATCGAGCGGTATCTGTCCGACGTGAACGGCCCGCGCATTGCGCAGCCGCCACCCACGGCCGAGGCACAGGTGCCCTACGATCGGATCATGACGGATGTGACGGGTGGGCCCGATGCCCCCATCAACAGCGATCGCATTGCGCAGCCCCCGGCTACGGCTGAGGCGCAGGTGCCTTACGATCGAATTATGTCCGACGTGACCGGGGAAAACATCCCGCCCGAGGTGCAGTCGCAATCCGGTGCCAGCCAGCGGTTCTACAACACCATGGACCGCACCATGCGGGATCCCGACGCTTTGCCGCGCACAGAGCCGGGGCCGGGCCGAGACGCCCGCCGTGTGCCTATGTCGCCCGCACAGGCGCAGCAGAACGCGGAAATGGAGCGCGCGCAGCTTGCCATGCGTGACGAAGGCCCGATGACCGCAGGCGGCGGTGCGCGCCAGAACCCGCCGACGCCTGACATGCCGTATGATCGTCGTGTGCCGGCAGGCCCCGAGGCTGGCATGCCCGAGCGCAATGTTCGTCGCGGTTTGCGCGATGCTGATGCGGGGGCGCAGGCGCGAGGGCAAGCAGCCGGCGCAATGCCCGCTGAGCCGGATGCGGGTGCGATGCAGCAGGCCAGATTTGAGCCTCAGGCTCCTACGGGGGAAGCCGCGCGCGATGCTCAGACGCGAACGGCCGGCGAGCCGGGCCAGGTGCTGCCCGATCCCGGTCTGCGCGATGATGAAAAGGCACGTCGTGGCTTTGGGCGGTCTTCCTACCTCAGCGGGCTTGCTGATGCTGGTGGAGGAGGTGCCCCAAGCCCCGCCGACACGTCTGGTCAAGAGTTCCGCCGAGGTATCTCCGTGCGCGACGTTGACCCCAATGCCACCGCATTGCAGCAAGATGTTCAACGCTTTATGCGCCGGAATGATATCGAAAACGTCGTGCAACGCGTCCGTACTGGCCTGATGCAAGGCGAGTACGGCTATTCTGCGCGTCCAGCTACTCAATTCTTTAGCCGGTGGTGGGATTATGGGTCAAAAACCCCGGAACAAGGCGCCGAGGCTGAGCGCCAGCGTGAGCTGATATCCGCAACTCATGAATGGTTCGGCAGCGATGATGCGCGCGCAATAATGTCCGATATGTCAGACGAGCAGCGCATGGCGGCGGTCAGTGACCCCGTGGGCTTCTTCGAGGCGCGAGCTTCTGTCCTTGATACTGAGGAAGGCGCACCTGTTTTGACGCCCGAGGAAGCGGCCGAAGCTGGCAAAGACGTGTCGCCGAATGAGCAGCCCGTCCCCGCCCGCCAGCCCCTGTCCTTCGATCTGAGGTCCGTGCAAGCTGGACAGGCCGGACAGGCTGGGCAAGGGCAGTCTGCCCGCCAAGGCCGCACCGGATCGGCGGCGCAGACTTCACCATGAGCAACGGCCAGGTGATCCGCGTGGGCAAAGCGCCCCCGGAGGCCCAAGCGCGTGGCGTCCAGGCTGGCATGGAGCGCCTGATGAACAATTATCAGGAATTGCAGATGGTCATGATCCGCAACGGTGATTTCGAAGGCGCAAAGCAGCTTGAGGACTTTGTGAACAGCCGCAAGTCGCAGACTGCCATGAAGGAAATGAACACCGCGCTGGTCGCGATCAACTGGGGCGACACCGATTTGTTTGCCGAGTCTGTAAAAAACATGCAGCAAGCCTATAAGGACATGACCCCTTGGGAGGTCCAGACAGAAGGCACACGCCTTCTCCGCAATGAGGCCGGCCAAACAATTGGGGCGACATTGCAGGTGCGCAACCGTGACACCGGCGACGTCATGACCCAAGACTATATCGGTATGCAGAACGTGCTCGATGCACTGACTGACTTCGGCCTGCCTCACAAACAATACGAGCGCCAGCAAACACGGGTCGGTAACGCTGTGAAGAAACGCCTTAAGAGCATAGAGACGTTCGAGGAAGGCGTCCGTGAGCTTATGACAGAAATGTACCCGCCCGATACTTGGGTCGAGCGGACGTCTGGACAGCCCGTTTCCGAGGAGGAAATCAACCGCCGCATCCAGCATGTGGGTGAGACGCTGATGCAGCTCCGTCCCGATCTTGCCGCAGCCGGTGTCAAACCGCCACGGATGGGCGGGGCCGCCAGTGGCGTGGGCAACCAGATCAATGGTGGGTCGAATAACCAGCCAGTTCCGACAATGGAAGGCATGTAACGCAATATTTTGTGGTTACAGTTTCGCAAGGCACAAAATGTGGTATAAAGGGCCAGCGCACCGCGTTGGCTCTTTTTTTGTGAGGCCCCCATGAACGACATGCCGGTTTTTGCCCCCGAGCAGGAAGACCTGAAAACGCAGCTTGAGGATATTGCGATTTCCACAGGAACACCGATCGAGGTGCTTGTGGCGGCCGCAGATCAGGCGCAAGCCCGAGACGCCAATGCCATGCTTGATGTGGCGCGCAAGAGCGGCGAGCAGCTTGGACCGCGTTTCAAGGCCGGGGAAGACCCGACAGCGATCCTTGCAGAAGCCTTTGGTGAGGACACGGCGCGCGGGTTCAAGGATTACGCGACAAATATTCGTGCGGATCTCTACGGCACGCCAACGGCGCAAGAGCAGTATGAAGCCGAGCTTGAGAACGAGGGCTTTGGCGACAAGCTCAAACGTCGCGGCCAGCAGTTTGTGCGCGGCGCAACCGAGCCGTTCGCCTCAATGCCTGAAGCGGCGGCCATTGCAGAATCCCAGATTGATGACAGCGATGCGCCGGCGGAAGACCTCGAAGGCTTCCAGCGCGGGCAAAACATTCGCGACCGCGTGCAGGATGTGGTTGGCACGCCAAACCCCGCAGATGACAGCTTTGGCGGTCAATTCGCGGAAGGGTTCGGCAACCTCGTGGGCATGGGTGGCGCGGCATTGGCGGCAGGCGTGGCAGGGACCGCAGTGGGCGGCCCCGTAGTGGGCACAGTCGCCGGTATTGGCACGGGTGCAACCATCGGCGCCTCGATGAATTCCAGCCAGCTTTACCGTGAAGCACTGCAAATGGGTGCAGATGAAGAAACCGCGATCAAATCGTCTCGCTGGGGCGTGGCGATTGGGGCCTCGGATATCTTGCCGCTCGCCCGCGCATTTAAGTTTCTGCCCCAGAGCGTGCGCCAGCGTGTCGGCAATGGCGTGATGAAGCGGTTTGTAGATATCGCACAATCCGCAGGCGAAGAAGCGGCGCAGGAGTATCTGGCAACCGTTGCCAACAACATCGTTGCGCAGCAGCTTTACGACCCCGAGCGTGGCTGGACGGAAAACGCGACTGAAAGCGCCATCGTCGGTGCAGCGCTTGGTGGCACCGCCGGTGCAATCGGTGCGGGCTATGACGCGTACCGCAACCGCGCGCCACGAGACAACGCAGATCCCAACGCGCCTAGCGACGGCCCCCTTCCAGCCAGCGAAGGTGCGGAGGGTATGGTTCCTCCGGTGGCCGGGCCTGATCCGGCTGGGTCCGAGCCGCCGGAGGAGCCAACGCCATTGTCCGACGCCGTGTCGCCCGGTGATGACACAACCCGCACCGGGCCGACCACGGGCGGGCTGTCAGACGCAGCCTCGCGCGCACCTCTGCCTGTCTTGGGTGATATGGCCGAGGGCCAGCCGGTTCTGATTGAGACGGTCGATCCGGAGACCGGCGAGTTGTCCGGTTCTATCGAGGCTGTCTATTCCGGTGAGGATATCGGCCAAGGCTTTGCCACGTTCGAAGCCCCTGACGGTACGCCGCTTGAGGTGGATATCGCCGAGATCAAGTCGGGCAATGTGCTGGTTTCGCCGCGTGCCGTGACCGAGGCCAGTGCAGGCGCGCAGGCCGAGCAGGCCGCAGAACCCGCGCCTGCGCCTCAAACTCGCGACAGCGCGCAACAGCCACAAACGGCCGCCCCTTCTCTGCCTCCAATACCCGGTGGCGTGGACCCAGATGCGTTCATGGAGCGCGTGGCCATCATTGCTGAGAGTGAGGGCGTTACCAACGACGAGGCGTATCAGATAGCCTTGCGTGACACCTTGGCCGGCATGGAGCGCGATGTTTCGGGTATTAACATGCGCGACATGGCCCGCGAAAATGAGGACCTGGCCGCGCAATCACGTATCGAGGATGCCGTGTTCACCGATGAACGTGGCCAGCCTGTAATTTTCCCAGATGAAGCTACGGCGCAGAACCAGCTTGGCCAAGGCTTTGCTTTTGAACCTTTCGGCGACGGTGTTATCGCTATTCGCCAGCCTCAAGAGGATGTGGCCGATGTTTATAATGGACGCGTACCAAGCGACGGATTTCCTGTTCCAGATCGGGGAGATATCGCTCCAGGAAGCCTTGCAGATGGAGCGGTTCCTGGACAACCCGGAGACAATGCAGGCGGCGGATCAGGTGATGCTCAACCAACTGTGCAGCAAGGTGTATCTGGTGCAGAAGGCGGCGCCGACGTTGACGCTCCAATAGCCGGACCGGAGGCCAAGCCGTTTCCAAAGAATACGGCAGGCTTTTGGCAAGGCGGCACGTGGGCTGATGCGATCGCCAACGCTGTGCGTGGCCAAGCCGCAGGTGGGATGGACACGACGATCCGCATGGGCGCCAATGGCCGCCTGCGCCTTCACCAGTTTGAGGGTGACAAGTCCGACAAGCGCAACATTCCCAATGATTTGCAGGACTATGTTCGCGCAGAACTTGAAGCAGCGGGCTTGCAGCCTCTGCCGGTAGACGAAGACGCGGCACGCGCCGCGATGGGCCAGCAATCTCAAGCCGTGGAAGGGGGTGATCCTGATGGCGTATTGCAAGGGCAAGGGCAAGGGCAAGGGGGGCAAGAAGAAGTAACCCCTGCGCCCGGTGACGCTGGGGCGAGGGACAGCGCCCCAGCTGAGCCTGCCGTTGAAACATCGCCGCCGACCCCGGTTGATGACACCGCGCCAACACCAAGCCCGGTTGACGACAATGCAGCGCCGGAACCTGCCGCCAACGATGCCCCACCTTCTACGCTGGACGGCAAGCTGCGCGCCGCGCGGGACGCCGGAACCGTCGAGCATGTGACCCAAAAGGGCAAGAAGCTGACCGGCGTTGTCCTCAAGGACGTGACGCGCGACGAGGCCAAGTCGATTGACCAATACAGCTTCCGCAAGGACGGCGGGTATTTTATCCGCGAAAAGGACGTCACTACGTTTTTGGACAGTGAGGGCGCGGGCGATGATCCGAGCCGCACCGGCAACTTGCCGGAGAGGATCAACCAGATCATCACCCCCGACAACATGGATGGCACCGGCTCCTATGCGATCGACGGCGCCGATGTGCTGATTGACGATCTGGGCGATGGTGACGCTGAAATCACGCTGACAGAGCGTTCCTATCGGTATGTGGGTCGCACGAGAAGGGTGGGCGAGAAGTCGCAGCGCCTGCGCTATAGCGCGATCAAAGACGACCTGAGCCCCGAGGCCCGCGCCGCGGTTGAGGCGATTATCCAGCCGCCAGCGCCCAATGCGCCGCCTGTTGAGGACGCGCCGACTAATGCCACTGCCGCTCCCGCCGAAGTGGACTACCCAAACCGCAAGCTGAACATGCGCAAGGCTCGTGTTGACGAGCCGGTAAACGGGATCGGGGACAACAGCGACATGAGCCTTGGCAATATCGCTTTGGCCAATGCGCGCGAGGGCGACGTCCTGCCTGGCGTCGGAACCGTCCTCAAAGTCACAGAAAAGCAAATCCAGATTAGCAAGCCCGACGGCAATGTGGTTCGCATGTCGCAAGGTAATGGGGAAAAAATCAACAGCCTCGCCCGTGACATGGGCGCACTCATTGCATCCTCTGCCAACCTGCGAGACGAGCAGCTTGGCAGCCTCGTGGATATGATCGAGCGCGACCCGGCGCTGGTCTACCGCGACGGGGTGCCCATGCTGTTTGACGATCCGGCGGAGCAGGCTAACCGTGGCCAGCGCGCCAGAGCAAGCATTTTGCGTCCCCTTGGCGGCGGCTCCAGCCCCAACAATGGCTTTGCGTCAATGGCTGAGGTTGCCCGCTACATCGAGGACAACGCGCCTGCCGGCTACATGCTTGAGATTTCTGGCGAAAACAGCCCGGCGGTTCTGCGCGATCCTGACCTCAACCCTGTTCATACTTATCCCGGCATCCCACAGCGCGCAGACGTAGACCGTCACCTTGCAAAATTGCGCAGCAAGATCGAGGACTTTGGCGAAAAGATTGGCGGCGCCCGCAAAGATCTTGCCAAGTCTTACAAGGAAAGCATGTCGCAATATGAAAGCGGATCGGACCTTATCGACAGCGGCGCATCTCTTCCGGAATTGATCCCCGAACCTGATTACGCCAAGCTGGCAGAGGCTGGGGTGTCTCCGCAAGCACTGGGTATCATTTCCTTCCTGCGCGGTAGTATTCGGCGGAAACCAACAGATCGTTTTCGTCAGTATGATTGGGCGGGCGAAGTGCGGGCTGCGCAGGAAACCATTGCGCAACTGATTGACGGGGAACTTGCTCCGTTTGATTGGGCGCAGCGAGGCAATGACAGCCTTTATCGCAAGGCCGATCGTTTTCACGCGCAGACCATTTCCCTCATGGATTATGATCTTATGGGAATGGCCGGCCGTATGAATTTCCAAATGTTCTCGGCCGGTGATGTTACGGCAAGAGCAAACTGGCCCGGCCCTCGCGTCACGCACGCCTATGCAAAAACTCCCGAAGAAATGGCGACCAAGATCAAGGATCTGGTCCAAATGTATCGCAAAAAACGCGAAAGCCAGAAGGAACAGGGCTACGATTTTGATTTCCATATCCGCTACAATCGAGCTGGGCAGGCGTTCATTTACGCTCGCAAGCCTAAAGTCACCAAGATCAAGACGTTTAACAGCGTAGCAGAGGCGCGTGCCGCCCTGAACGACGAAAATCAATTGGCCGAGATCCAAGCCGAGGCCGAAAAAATGAAGAATGGGCCGCGTGAGTGGCGCGAGATCAGCAAGGACAGACAAGGCCCTGAGCGCCGCAAAGGCGATGTGACCCCCAAGCAGTTCGAAAAGGCTTTTGGCTTCCGGGGCGTAGAGTTCGGCAACTACACGACGCAGAAGGAGCGTCAGGAGTTCTTGAACAAGACCTATGACGCCTTCATGGATCTGGCCGGCGCCCTTGGCGTTCCGGCTGAAACCCTGTCGCTTAATGGCAAGCTGGGAATTGCCTTCGGAGCGCGCGGCCAAGGCAATCGAGGCGGAATGACCGCTGCGGCGCATTACGAGCCGGGCAAGACCGTGATCAACATGACCAAGAACGCTGGGGCCGGTTCTCTGGCCCATGAATGGTGGCATGCGGTTGATAACCACATTGCTCGCAAAAACGCCGGAAACGACGCCTCGCAAACTCTTTACACGGAAAACCAAGCGCAACGCGCTTATGTGACGGGTGAGCTGGACGAGGATTTCCACAAGTCAATCTATTCGCTGATCCGGTCCATCAAAAGCACCGGCTGGCACAAGCGCTTGGTCAAGTTTGATGAAATGCGCGCCAAGCCCTATTGGTCCTCAAATGTCGAGGAAACAGCGCGTCTCTTCGAGGCTATGGTGGTTGAACGGCTCGACGATCGGGACATGGTGAACGATTACCTGTCCTCGATGGACGGTAATTCTGGGGCGTATCCGTCACTCAAGGACATGGGGGAGCTGCGCAGCGCGTTCAATAACGTCATAGGCTTCATCGAGCGCGATTTCACCAAAGGCGGCGGCACCGTGCCCGTCATGCCGGATCTACGTCCTGACGCGCGCACGCGCCCGCCCGAAGTGGGCCGTGAGTGGCAAAGCGCGGACGGCGCGCGCAAGATTGTAGACCGGGGTACGCGTGAGCGTGCAGGTGAGCCGCAAGACTATTTCGTGGTCCAGATGGAAGGCATTGAAGAAACGGTAAAGGTGCCCGTCTCCGAGATCGGGCGCATAATTGCACGGGATGAATATTCGCTTACCGAAGAGGGCCAGCGCGAGCGTGCTGAGAAAAAAGCCGAAGAAGAGGCTGCCCGCGCTGCGGACGACGCCAGAAAAAGCGTGAAGCAAGCCAAGGCTGAGCGCCGAGAAGCATTTATGGACAGCCAAAAAGCCGACACAAGCGAGCGCCGTCGGATTGAGCGCGCACTGACCAAAGAGCTGTCTTTTGGCACAACGCGGCAGGACCGCATTGATGAGCTGGTAACGGATGGCCGGGCGGTTATTAAGGACGTCCCGGTTGAGCAAGGCGGTATCGGCTGGGTTTTGACAAGCCCATCACGTGGCGCGGTCACTGGGTCCGATTTGGCGGGCTTTGGTCGTCGATATGCTGAGTGGGCGATCCGTCAGCGCGACCGCCAGCAGGAAGCCGACAACGAAGAATCGCTCTTGAGCGGCACAGGCGAGGCCGCGTTGGAAAGCCAGAGTGAAGCGCCTCAAGAGAACGACGCCGATGCGGGCGCAATTCTCGACAGCGCGTTCGATGCGGTGTTCGGGACCGAAGAGGGTGACCAGGCCGCCGATGATGGGGCGCAGGACACCGGCCAGACGGTCGAGGGGCCTGCCACGCGCTTGCAGCAGGTGGCCGATCTAATCCAAGGATCGGACGGGGCGCAGGACACCGGCGCGCGCTCTTACGTTTTGGCCGCCCTCAAGGACTTGCAGCAGGGCCGCTCGCCGGATGCGGTCATTCCGAACTTGCAAGAAGCCTCGCAGCGTCTTTTCCGCCAATTCCCCGATACGTCCGATGTTCTGGACGAGATAGTAAGCAATTTGGAAGGCCAGACCCCGCAACCTGGCACACAGCGCAGCGCGGGGGAAGCGGCATCGAGCGCGGCGCGCAACACCGTTGATGGCATGAAGAACCTCGGGCAAGCCATGAACGAGCTGTTCGGCGGCAGTGACCCCAGCAAGCTCAACATGGGCCTCAATTTTTCACGCGAAACATACGAAAAGGCAAAGCCGCTCTTCATCGAAGCCGTGCGCCGGTTCGGTCAAGCCGGGCAGGATCTCCGCGATTTGGCAATCGCCATGGTGCGCGGGCTGCAATCCGAGGGCATGAACCGCGAGGCGCAGCAGAACATGCGACCATATCTCGAACGCTTCATTGAGGACGTGCGCTCGGGCGAGATTGCGCCATTTGAAGAGGCCGAAAGCACCACGGAGGGCGGCCAGCAAGCCACCGAGGACACAGGCCCGACCGAGGCCCCCGAAGGGGCGCCGCAACGTGTGCAGGTGGGCGCAGAGTTCGCCAATGCCTTCCGTGAGGGGCGCGAGTTCAAGACCATCGTGCAGGCGCGGGCCTTTGCCGAAGAGGTCGCGGGCGAGAAAATGTCCAATAAGGACGTGGAAGAGGCAATCGAAGCCGGTCTGGTCATGCGAGCGCGCGAGGTCGCAGCGCAGTCGGCGAACCCGAGCGAGGCCTATGGCCAGCTGGTCGATCTCTACAAGACCCAGCCCAACCTTGCCACGCGCACGTCCGAGAGCGTCGAGCAGCAGGCTTACTCAACTCCGGCGCCGCTAGCCTATATCGCCTCGCAGCTGGCCGATGTGCGGTCGGACACCAGCGTGTATGAGCCGAGCGCTGGCAACGGGATGCTTTTAATAGAGGCCGACCCCGAGCTGGTCACGGCAAACGAGCTGAATGACGCGCGTTTTAGCGTCCTCGATGCGCTGTATGATGGCGCGAGCTTGACCCAACGGGACGGCGCGAGTTTTGCTCCTGACGGCCCGTTTGATCGGATCATTGCCAACCCACCGTTCGGCAAGGTCAAAGACGCCAACCTCAAGAACAAGCGTTGGGCTATGGATGGCTTCAACACCACCGAGATCGACCATGCGATTGCTTGGAAAGCCCTGTCCCAGATGAAGGACGGCGGGCGGGCTGTTCTGATTATTGGCGGCATGAAGGCCGATACTGATGCCGAACGCGCAAAGGGCTATAAGGCGCGCGGCAGACACCCCTTTTACACGAAGCTCTATGACCAGTATAATGTCACGGAACATTTCACCGTCGCGGGGGACCTCTACAAGCGCCAAGGCGCTGCGTGGCCGGTCGATGTGATTGTGATCGAAGGCCGTGGCCAAAGCGCAAAACCTTACCCCTATGTCACAGCGCCGGCGCTGTATTCCGATTGGGGCGACTTCGGAAGGAGATTGACAAATGATGGCGGTAGTCTGGACCCCCGACAACAGCAGAATGGGGATCGGAACGATAGTTCTCAAACAGAGGCCGGCAATGGAGCTGACGCGCCTACACTACCAGGGGGCGTTGGGCAGCAGGATCAATCGGATGGCGCGGCAGGTGCCACCGGAGGATCTGAGAGAAGTCGTGCAGCCAGCTCTAATCAACGAGGGGCTGGATCTGACGGGGACCAACAATCCGGGCGATTTGATGGTGGAAATGAGCGAGCAGCTTCGCAATCTGAGCGGGATGGACGCTCAGAAATGGCCGGTTCCGGCGAGCAAGCTGGAAGCCAACGTGCAAGAAGCCAGCAGACTGATGAACAGAGATATCGCCCTGACGGATCTGATGGGGATGCTTTACGGGGAGTAAACCGCCCCGAAAACACCGAAACAGAAACCGATTACCAGGTCAGGTATCAGCCGCACTCCGACAGCCGGTTTGCGGTGGGGACTCTTGTGCCGCGTAACATGCAGACGGCAATCGACAAAGCGCTTGAAAAGATCAAGCAGCGCGTCGGCGGCAACATTGACCAGTATGTGGCAGACAAGCTGGGTTACACGCTTGAAGAAGTCACGGGCACCGAGAACGCGCCGGGCTATTTCTCTGCTGAGCAGGTGGACGCTTTGGCGATGGCGATCGACAACGTGGAGCAAGGCGCGGGCTTTATTGTGGGCGACCAAACCGGTGTTGGGAAAGGCCGCTTCGTGGCCGCGATGCTACGCTATGCAACGCTCAACGGCATGGTGCCAGTGTTTGTCACCAAGCAGCCTGGCCTCTTTGCCGACATGATCCGGGATCTGCGCGATATTGGTGAGACTACCGCAGAAAAAAGCATACTCACCAGCCAATCGCTGCGTGGTCAAAAAGCGGTGCCGCTGTCCGAAGCTTCTGGGGATGTCCTTCCTACGCCGTCAGAAGCCAAGCTCAAATCTGCACTTGCGGAAATGCAAAAAACTGGCCGCTTGCCAGAGGGTTACGATATGTTCTTCACGACATATTCGCAGCTGCAATACAAGGCGGGTAGCTCAGGCGGGCTGACACCGCGCCAGAAAGCTCTTAACGCAATCGCCCCGAACGCCATGATGGTTTTGGACGAAAGCCACGAGGCAGGCGGCACGGAAACGCGCCAGATCGACAAGAACACTGGCGAGCCGAAGCCAACCCGCGCCGATTATGTGCGCGAGGTTCTGCAACGCTCGCGCGGCGCGGTCTATTCGTCGGCCACCTACGCCAAAAACCCCACGGTCATGTCGCTCTACAATCGCACCGACCTGCAATACGCGGTCGAAAGCATGGACGAGCTGGCCGATACGGTGAAGGCAGGCGGCGTGCCCTTGCAACAGATCATGGCGAACATGCTAGTCGAATCCGGCCAGTATGCCCGCCGCGAACGGTCCTTCGAGGGCGTCTCGATGGAAGAGGAAGTGCTGCCTACAGACGTGGCGATGGCCGAAACTTCCTCGAAGCTCATGTCGGGCGTGTTCAATCTGGATCGTGATTACATGGAGGATCTGCGCGAGGCCTTCCTTGGTCAGCTCGAAGAGCGCGGCCTTCTGGCCGGTATGGATCGGGCAGTGGGGGAAGAGGCTGTCGGGAATAGCGTCGGGTTTGCCAACGTCATGCACAATGTTGTCAACCAAGCGCTTTTTGCGCTCAAGGCCGATGCGGTCGCAGATCGGGCGATTGAGCTGCACAAGAGGGGCGAAAAGCCCCTGATTGCTGTGACGAACACCAATGAGGCCCTGTTGCGCGATTACATTGCTGATGCCGGGCTGGCCGAAGGGGACGCAGTGGACATGCAGTTCAACGTGATCTTCGAGCGGTATCTGAACCGGCTCCGCCGCGTGACGGTGAAGGATTCGAACGACAACAAGCAGCACTTCTGGATGACGGACAGCGACATTACCGAGTTGGGTGGCCCCGAGGCGCTAAACGCCGTCAAGGCGATTGAGAAACAGATAAAGGATGCAGACCTGTCGGGTATGCCGGCCATGCCGCTGGACTACGTTTATGATCGGCTGACGCAGGCCGGCTTGAAAGTGGAAGAGATTACTGGGCGCAGCATCACGGCGCGCGGCGGCAAGATCACGTCTCGTGAAGCCAGCGATGCGGCCAAAAAGCGCGCAATGAACGGGTTTAATTCGGGGCGGATCGACGCAGTGATACTCAACAAGTCCGGCTCAACTGGATTTTCGCTGCACGCCACGGGCAAGGAGGGCAACGATGGCAATAAACGCCATATGCTGATCTTGCAACCTGACCCCAACATCGACACGTTTATGCAAATGCTTGGGCGCATTCACCGCACGGGGCAGACCAAACTGCCAAGCTACACTATCGCGGTTTCGGATCTTGCGCTTGAAAAGCGCGTGTCAGCTAATCTGATGAAGAAAATGGCGTCCCTCAACGCCAACACGACCGCTTCTAAAAGCAGTGCCGTATCGCTCGATAGTGTCGTGGATTTCCTCAACAAGTATGGCGACGTGGTGGTGAACGAGATCCTGCGCGACGATGCTGAGCTGGCCTCGCGCATCAACGTTTACCCTCGGCAAAGAGGCGGGATTGCGGGCCTTGCAGGCAAGGTCACAGGGCGCCTGTCGCTGTTGCCGCCTAGCGAGGTCGAAGAGATCTACGATCGGGTCAGCCAGGCATACATCGAGTATGTGGAAGCTCTGGACAAGATGGGCATGAACACCCTCGAAGCAAAAACTCTTGATTTGCGCGCAGTCTCTAACAGCAAGGAGGTTTTGCAAGAGAGCAGTGGAGATGGTTCCAGCCCATTTATGCAAGAGGCCTTTGTTGAAGACGTCAGCGTTCGCAAACTCGGTCAGCCTTATACTATGGACGAGCTGAAAGCTGAGATTGTGAAGGTTACGGAAAACAATCCGGAGGCTCATGTGCGCCAGCACGGCGAAAAGCTCGATGCGCTTTTGCCTGGTTACATCAAAAAGCTCGAAAGCAGCTTGAAAAAGGCACAGGAACGGTTGGCCAGTGCCAAGACGGACTCGCAAAAAACGCGTGAGAGCGAGGCCGTTGCAAACTGGCAGTCCAAGATAAATGGCGCGCAACAGACTGTGCGCGAAGTCAAGGACATGATAGAAGAGCTGCGCCCTGGAAAGTTCAAGGCGGTTACGCTGGTAGATGAAGATAGCGGGCAGCAGCGCTCTTACGAAGCGGTCCCGGTTGAAATCAACACCAAAGGCCTCAAGGACAACCCTACGGCACTGTCGCAGATCAAAGTGCGGTTTGCGCTTGCAGACGCATCCCGCGAGGTTTGGGTGCCATTTTCGAAGCTCATGGACGAAAACGCGCCGTTTAGCTATCGAGCATCAAGCGCTGAGCGGGTCCAGTTCCAGTTTGAAAACGGCATGACCGAGAGCCGCGAAAACCGCCAGATTATTACCGGAAACGTGGTGTCGGGCTTTTCGAAGTTGGGCAAGCGCGGCCAGATCATCATGTTTACCAGAGATGACGGCAGCGTTGAGCATGGCGTTATGCTGCCTCGTGACTTCAACGTGGCCGACGAGTTAGAGAAAAAGCCTGTCACCTTCACTAAACCGGAGCACGTCGCGGCTTTCCTTGATGAAGAGCCAGAACGACGCATCGTGCAGGATGATAGTGGGGTTGTCACGATTACGAACCGTGGCGGTGAACGCTACACGATCAAAGTGCAAAATCGGGGCGGCAAGCCGTTTTATCTGAACCCAGCAGTGCGTAATTTGGTGGGCGATTTCGAGGGGCGCGGCAAGGGCATGAGAGCCATGTTCCGAGGCCGCGACACGCTCAAGCAGGTGATCGAGGCCTACCAGACGCAACTCGGCACCAAGTTCATCACGGAGACTTCAAAAGAAGAGGCACGCGCAATCACGGGTGAAAAGGCTTACGGCAATCTGCAAGCCGCCGTCGCAAAACGCCGCCCGGCAGACTTCGAGGCCGCCGCAGCAGACGTGGTTCAGTCCACCCCAGAGGATCGAAAGCGCCTGACCAAGCTGCGTAAGGACATGCGCGCCGAGCTTCGCAAGATCGGGATCAGCGCCAGTATCAGCTTGGATATTCGTGACGAGTTGATTGCTTTCCCCGGCATGCCTCCCTTGGATGGGTATTTCCTGGACGGTGTGATTGGCGTGAGCGCGTCTGCGCCCGAGGGGCCGATGGCAATCATGCGTCATGAGGTGATACATGCCCTGCGCAACAAGGAACTGTGGGGCAAGGACTACGGCCTTTTTACCCAGAAGGAATGGCGCACCGTGTCGCGTGCCGCGCGGGCCGATGCAGGTATCATGCGCATCGTCGAGCGCGATTATCCCCGGCTGAGCCGTGAGCGAAAGACTGAGGAAGCTGTCGCGATCATGTTCCAGCAGTGGAACAACGGCGCAGAAGGCTACCAAGGGGCCTTGGCGCGCGCATTGAAGCGCCTGAGCCGCATCATCGAGGCAATTTCCAACGCCCTTCGTGGCAATGGCCTGAACACCGCGGCAGGTGTGTTCGAGGGCATCCGTGACGGCCGCATCGGGGCGCGTCAGACAGGGGCCAGCATGGCGGCCGAGGGCGGCACCTTGCAGGCCAGTGTGCGCCGGGAAGGCATGGACCCTGACCCGACCGACATGAGCTTGCGCGAGCGTCTGTCCAACATGTGGCAGGGCGGGGTGGCCCGGAACGACAACAGCATGGATCAAAAAGAGCGCCGGATGATCAGCAACCTGCTCACCGACGCCATGGGCAGCAGCGATAAGTACAATATTCTGTCTTTGGCGCCCGGTGAAGTGTTGTTCCGCGAGCTTGGTCGGGAATTGCCCTCTGCTAAAAAGTGGGTCGATACGATCCGCAAGATGAACATCGAGCGCAACGAGCGGCACTATGAGGCCGACAAGCTGGCGCGCGAGTGGCAGGGCGCGTATGCCAAGGACAAGAAGAACGGCCGCGCCATGTTCAACCTCATGTATGAGGCAACGCTGGCACGCGTGGATCCCTCCGAGCGGTTCAAGGCACCTAAGCGCACACCGGAAATGCGCGATGTGGATTATGGCCGCGTGGTCGAGCAGGCGCGCGCCGAATACGGCCAGATGCGCGCACGCTTCCAAGCCCTGCCTGAGCAGATGCAGGACCTGTTCCGCCGGGTGCGCGACTCCTACAAGAAGTTCGATGACGATCTGATCGACGCCATGGTGGACAACGTGTCCAAATCCATGGACTTGCAGGCCGCGCGTCTCAAGACGCAGTTCGAGCAGGACTTGCAGGACATTCGCGATGAAGGGCTTGCCGGTGATGCCAGGGCGCAGGCCGAGAAGACCGCGCGCAACCGGTACAACACGGCGATCGGCAAGCTCAAGTTTTCACGCCAGGCACGTGTTCGCCAGATGCGGTTGAAGTTCGAGCGTAACCGGATCGACGATCCGTATTTCCCGCTTCTGCGCTTTGGCCAGTATTTCGCGACCGTGCGCGACGAGGAAGGCAAGGTCGTGTCCTTCTCGCGCTTCCAGACCGTTGGGAAGCAAAACCAGTTCATCAAGCGCATGGAGGGGGAAGGCTATCGCGTAGAATCCGGTGTTATGGACACCGAGACCAACATGAACCGGTATGTTGACCCGAATTTCGTGGCCGACGTGCAGGAGCTTCTTGGGGATGCCGCTGGCGATGGCAAGCTGGCCGACGCGATCTGGCAACGATGGCTGGAAACCTTGCCTGACTTCTCGGTTCGCACCGCCAACATTCACCGCAAGGGCACGCCGGGCTTCGATCGAGACGCGATCCGGGCCTATGGCACCCGCATGTTCCATGGCGCGCACCAGCTTGCCCGCCTCAAATACGGCGCCGACATGACCAAGTTTGTGGAAGCGACACGCAAGGAGGCCAAGCTGGCACGGGATCCGAACCGGGCCGGCATGGTGGCCAACGAAATGATGAAGCGCCACCAGTGGGCGATGAACCCGCAAAGCTCAACCTGGTCGGCTTGGGCAACGGGCGCGGCATTCGTCTGGTATCTGGGGATTACGCCAAGTGCAGCCATAGTGAACCTGACGCAGACAACGACCGTCGGGATCCCGGTCCTGACAGCCGGGATCGAGGGCGCAACCGTCAAATCGACCTCCGCGGCCTTGGGCAAGGCTTTGAAAGACTTCACCGGCGGGGTGATGCGCAAAGGGCTTGAACCCGGCACAACGCGGGGCGTGCGCACCAGCGCAAACCTCACGGCTGAGGAACAATCAGCCATGGTGGAAGCCTATCGCCGGGGCGTGATTGACAAAAGCCAAGCGCACGACATCACAGCGATCAAGGATGGCGGGGTAGAATACTCGCCGGTGCGCGAAAAGGTCATGCGGCCGATCGCGTTCTTCTTCCACCATGCGGAACGGTTGAACCGCGAGGTGACGTACCTCGCCGCCTATCGTCTGTTGCGCAAACAGGGGGTGGATATCGAGCAAGCGATTGATCGTGCGGCAAACCTGACGTGGGACGCGCATTTCAACTATGAGAACTGGGCGCGTCCGCGGTTCATGCAGGACGATTTTGCCCGCGTTGCGCTGACCTTCCGCAACTTCACGATCAACATGCTCTACCGCCTGTTCCGGGACACGCATCAAGCGTTGCAAGGTGAAAGTCCCGAGGTGCGCAAACAGGCGCGGGCACATTTGATCGGGATCACCAGCATGATGCTCTTACAAGCCGGGATAACCGGCACGTGGGGCTATGCGCTGATGATGCTGTTGGCAGGCATGTTCTTTGATGGCGGCAGCGACGAGGCCGAGGAAGAACTCAAGGGCGCGGTTGTCGGGCTGTTTGGGCCTGGCGCGGGTGGCATGCTCCTGAACGGCGTGCCTGGGCAACTGACGGGCGTGGACCTGTCTTCGCGGATCGGTATGCCCGAGCTTTGGTTCCGCAAGCCCAACCGAAACCTCGAAGGCAAGGAAGCCTATCAGTATTGGGTTGAGCAGCTGATCGGCCCGGTGCCGGGGATCGCGGCGGGCTTCTTCCGGGGCATGGGGGCAATCTCCGATGGCGAAGTGTGGCGAGGGTTCGAATACGCTGTGCCGAAAGCGATCCGAGACCAGATGCGGTTCGTGCGATATCTCAATGAAGGCGTGACGACCTACAAGGGCGAGCCGCTTTTGGATGGCGTGTCCGCGCATGATGCGATTGTGCAATCACTTGGCTTCTCGCCGGCGCGGGTCAGTGAGCGGTATGAGCAGAACCGGCGCATGATGAACATGCAGGCCGGGATCCAGGACGATCGGCGCAAGATTTTGGCCGACGTGACGGCGAAGCTGCGCAAAGGCGAACCGGTCTCGGAAAAGGATCAACGTCGGATCCAGAAGTTCAACGAGAAGTACCCGACTTATCCGATCACGTACAAGACGATCGAGCGATCGTTGAACGCGCGGATGCGGATCAGTGACCAGATGCAAGGCGGGGTGCGCCTCAATCCGAAGCTCGACGGCTATATCAGGGATGCCATGGCGCCGTCGATCAACAACTAACCGGCGGTACATGGCACCTCATTTTGTGGTTCAGAGTTTCACAACCACAATATGTTGTGCTAAAGTCTGCCTGAACGCATGTGGTTCTTATGGCGATGATGGCGGCTGTCATGACAAAACCGACCTTTAATATGCAAATCTCCCTTGGGAGCGTTTTGCAAATTTGCGCTTTGCTGGTGGCTGTGACAGCCGGATGGATGCGGTACGAGGCGGGGATCGCCGCAAACTCACGAAGCGTTGAAAACCTGACGTCGAAGGTGGCGGCGACAGAAGATAGAACCCGCGACCTCGAACAAAATTTTGTCCGACAAGACGAGCGGATGACCAGCATTTTCGCACTTCTCAGCCGGATCGACAGTCGTTTGGAGCGCATAGAAATGCGTAATGGTGATGGGCGATGAGACGGGCAGAAGCAATACGCGGCGACACTTTCATCGCCAATGGCACCTACACCGACGATCAGGGCGTACCTGTCAATCTGACAGGATATTCTATTGCCTGCCAAGCCAAGGGCAACGGCGCAACGTTGACCCTGACCAGCCAGATCACTGACGCGGCCAATGGCCAATACACGCTGACCGCTGATCCTGCCACGACGCGGGACTGGGAGCCGGGCGATTACCTCGCTGACATTGAATACACGCTTGCCGGGGTGGTGAGCAGCACGGACCGCTTCGTGTTTCGCGTGCTGGAGGATGTGACCAATGCCGACTAACCTTGAGATCACCAGCGGCAAAGGCAAGCCGATTATCTTGGAGATCGGCGGGGCCGGGGCTCTTGCCAGCACGGCGGCGGCGCAGGCGGCAACGTCTCAGGCAGCGGCGGCGGCAAGCGCATCGAGCGCGGCGTCGTCGGCCACGGCAGCGGAAGGCTCGGCCACGGCGGCTGCGGCGTCCGAAGCCGCCGTCGAAAACAACAAGACCGTTGCAAGTGATAGCGCAAGTGCCGCCGTGGCGAAAGCGATCGAGGCTATTAACGCCTCGAACAGCGCGTCAGCGGCAGCGGCCAATGCTGTGGACTCTGAAAATGCGGCTGCATCGAGCGCAGCGACCGCTTCGGCGGCGCAGGTAGCAGCAGAAAGCGCGCGTGATACCGCATCGGCTCACCGCCTGAACGCTCAGAACGCAGAGGCGGCGGCGGAAACCGCGCAGGCGGCGGCTGCATCCAGCCAAGCCGCAGCCTCGGCCAGCGAAGCCAATGCAGCCACGTCAGAGGCGAACGCCGCAACATCGGCTAGTGAAGCGCAAAACGCAGAATCAGGGGCCTTCGCGATCTACGGGTCAATTTCGGCGGTCCAAGCGGCGGTTATCGACAGCCAGTCTGCCCGTGACCAATCCCAGGCAGCCCGAGACACCGCAAACAGCCACAAGCTGGCCGCCGAGGCCGCAGCAACCAGCGCCACAAGCACAGCAGCATCTCTGACAGGCTTTGACCTCGCAGCAATCGCTGAAACCAAAGCCGATACCGCAGTCGATGTCTTTGTGTATGACACTTCACGGGATAGCGACGGCGGGGCATGGCGCAAGCGCACTCAGCACACAAGCTGGTATAACGAGACGCTGAACACTGCCATCCGTGGTTCTCGCCGTGAGTTCCCTGCGGTGGCAGTGATTGTCCTCACCGCCCAAAATTTGACGATCTATGACGGTGATGACCCGTCGCTTCCTATGTGGATGGTCTTTGATGATAGTTACGAAGATATGGTGCCTCAGAATGCCAATCAAAGAGCCATTTCGGCCCTAAATGGCATCATATGCAATGGGGCAACACAGTTCGCTCAGGTTAATTTTATTTTGGATAATGGACTAAGGCTCGCTAGTAACACCTCTGGCCACTACCAAGGCAATATTTCTGAGAGAAATGCTGCTAGAGGATATGACACTTCTATCAGCGTAAGAATTGTCAACAACAGTGTCAGAGACGTCGCCATGACTGTCCTCCCCGACGCCCCGATTGACCCTGCGACTGGGCTTCCTGTGCCTACGATTGCGGTGGCGACTGATGGTGGCTACAGCCAAATCGGCTGGGATGGGGTTTCCACGGACAACGTCTGGGATGCGGCTTCGCTTAGTGCGGCCGCTCGGACATGGTCAAAGGTGGAGTTTACGAAAGACAATCAAATAGTTGGCAATATCGGGTATGATACCAACAGCGCATACGGAGCCGTTTTGGTATTTGATCCATTGACCGCTGATGTGTCTTATAATGGTAATGCTTTGATTGACGCTACAGCCCAGACCAATGATATTTTCGAGGTCTACAACGGTCGGGCACAACCAGTTCAAATTGAACCATATGGAAGCAACACTCTGCGCAGCGTAAGCATAAGCGCCGTCGGGAACTCCATAGCCGTTGCAACTAGCCTGCGCAGCGCCCTCGCCCTCGTGGAACGCAATCCAGATGCGCCTGAGACGGGCATGCACGCCCTGCTGACCTCCACCTACAACACCGGCTACATGCCCGCCAACATCAAGGGTGCGTTCCTGTCCGACACCGACGACACTGATCTGGTGGGCGGTGAGCTGGTGACGAATGGCGGGTTTGATACGGACCTGACGGGCTGGAGTGATGTTGGGGCAGACACAACAGCGTCTGTTGTAGATGGGAAGCTAAAAATTGAGATAGCCGCAGGGTTGGGTGATGTTGTTGCTGTAGAGCAAGATATAACAACCGTTGTTGGCCTTTTGTATGAGTTTCGTTATACGATAGTCGGCTACACAACAGGTAGATGGACTACTCAAGCATCTCCCGGTTACACCTCCAGTCAAGGGGCTGGGATTGGAGAACAAGTCGTTTATTTTGTGGCAAGCTCAACTACCACAACTATTAAACTGGGTAACGGGCCATTCCAAGCTGATGTTGGGGAGTATGTTGAGTTCGACAACATCTCCGTCCGCCGCGCAGACGCAGACCGCTCGATGAACGCCAACGGCCTGATCGTCAACGGCACGATCACCCGCACCCTCGATCCGGGCGAAGAGTTGGTATGGTGCACCCTCAGCGACGATTGCACCGTTACGCTTCCTTCCGACATATCCTCAAGCGGGATGGTGGTCTGGTGGGAGAAGGTTTCAGGCGTCCCGACCTTTTACGCAAAAGACCTGTCAGGCGGCACCAGCTATGTCAACTTGACGCCCGGATCGCCGCCAGCAAGCATCACGTTCAGCGGTGCAGATATGACGATCAAGGCGGGGCGTCCGATGCGGTGCGTTCGGCCCTCCGGCTCGATCTGGACGCTTGACCAGCTTGCCAAGACCTACAACGACGAGCGCCTTGCCTTCGCTGGCCCTTGTACCCTCTACGGCGCGTCTGACGCTGTGACAGCCCTCGCCCATGATCCTGTGACCGACCTGCTTCATGTGGGAACCAGTGCTGGCCGTAGCGTGTTCCAAGGGCTTCGTCGAGTAGACAACACAACTGACGCTGTCGGAACGGCTATCAGTGCAAGCAACAATCTGATCGTGGAGGAATAATCATGACAGTTCGGATTAACAAACCCGCGATTAACCTGCGTGAAGCTCTCGCCAAACTCGCTGGCCTCAACCCTACGCCTAAGCAAGAGACGTTCTTCTACTCAGGCGACAGTAGTGAAACTGACTTTCCTCTGCCCGAAGGCTGGAAGCCTGTGAACGTCTTTGTTGATGGTGGTCTCTACCGCCCCGGCTCAGGCGAGGACTACACAATCAGCTATGACGGCTTCATCTACACGGTAGTCTTTGCTGTCGCCCCGGCTGCGGTCGATGTGGGCATTATCTGCGAACAGGAGGTGTGACATGACGGTATTTATCCAGAAGGGTGATGCACCTATGAGCTACCGTCAGGCAGTCAAGCGCGGGCTGCGTTATTTCGAGGCCGAGAAGGCCTACTGGCAGCGTGAGCAAGGGATCGTTCAGGGCGACACCGCCTACAAGGCTTGGGCGGCGCAGTGGGTTGACGACAATGTGGTGAATGAGGCCAACAACATCTTCAACCACCAGCTGGCTGCGTACCGCGCCGCTTTGGGCCGCCTCGACCAATACATCCTGGCAGACGGCCGGCCCGAGGTCACCGAGGAACAGGAGACCGGCCAGTTTGACCCGGAGACCGGCGAGCCGATCACGGAAGCTGTGGTCGTGCAGAGCGCCATTGATCCGGTAGAGCCCACCGTCGAGCAGGCAGTCTATGACGAGACGACGGGAGAACAGACCGGCACCGAGACGGTGACCAACCCTCTGATTGTGAAGGACGAGGCGGAGCGCGCTGAGGCGCAAGCGGTTATCGCCGCCACCCCGGCTGAGGTTGTGACGTTCCATGATGCACTCAATGTTTGAAAAGGACTGGCGCACAATCCAGTCACGCTTGTCGCTTCTGGGCTTTGATCCCGGCCCGATCGACGGCGTTCGCGGGCCGCGCACGGATGCGGCGATCGTTGCGTTCAAGAAGTCTGTTGGCCTGCGTGCCCGCGCCTACTATGGCCCTCTGACACACCAGGCGCTTATGTCGGTGCCAAAGCCGGAAACTCATGTGCCTTGGTTCGCCGAGGCTCAGAAGATGATGGGGATCCACGAACAGCGTGACGTGTCTCAACTTTCAAACTGGTTCTATCACACGGTGGCTTGGCTGGACCCGCGGGAGGTGCCTTGGTGCGGCGCCTTTGTCGAGACTTGTTTCAAGCTGTGGGATCCAAGCTGCAAAACGCCAAGTAACCCATTGGGTGCGCGTAACTGGAGCACCTTCGGGATGCCCATGCAGCCGTGCCTTGGCGCGGTGCTGGTGTTCTGGCGCGGCAGCCCGAGCGGATGGAAGGGGCATGTCGGCTTTTATCGCGGCGAGGACGAGACGCATTTCCATGTTCTCGGCGGGAACCAGAAGAACGCTGTAACCGTTACGAGGATCAGCAAGGACCGTCTTCTGGATTCGCGCTGGCCGCGCAAGTTCCCGTTCATCACCAACAAGGTGCATGTGTCGAGCAATGGCGTTCCTGTGTCGCGCAACGAGGCTTGATTCATGGACGAGATGATCGAGGGGCGCACACGAAGCTGGAAATACCGCCGTCGGGCTGCGTTCGGCCTCTTGGCATTCGGCTGTGGCGGCTTGGCGTATCTGCTGGTCGAGGGCAATGACAGCGAACTGCACCGGCAGATCGCGTCGGGCCTCGTGACGATCGTGGTGGCCACCATTGCGGCCTACATCGCGGGCGGGGTGGCTGACGACAAATTCCGTGATCAGCACGCCGATACCTATCGCTGGCGGGCAGGGTGATGCCGAACCCTTGGCTGATACTCGGTGCCATTGCGGTGTTGGCCGGCGCCTGGGGGCATGGGTATTGGCGCGGAGGGGAGGCGTGTCGCGCTGCGCACAACGCCGAGATCATCGAGCGCCAAAGGGAGGCGCAGAAACTGAATGACGCCCGCCTAGAGGCGCTGCAAGAGCGCGACCGGCTGGCGCGAGAGCTTGAGGAAAGCGCGTATGCGGATCCTGTTACTGTGGAGCGTTGCCTGGGCCCTGACCGGGTGCACCGGCTCAACAACCTACGTTGA